TCTTCTTCGTCTTTGTCTTTGTCTTCTTCTTTGTCTTTGTCTTTATAGCTACGTTTGCTATCATTTGCTACGTTTGCTACAGTTTGCTTGCTTTTGCTACGGTTTGCTTGCTTTGCCAGACCGCCTTTTTTCCCGGCTTCAACCCTGGCGGCATGGATGGCGTCTGCTTCGCTGTCAATCGCTGCTTTGTCCCGGTCAATCTGGCTCCGCATCATCGGGAAGATATAGCGCTCATTTCCGCTGATGTGCCCGGTTGCGCCCGTCTTTGCGTATTCCAGCAAAGCCGTGAACAGCCGGCCCCGTTCCGCGTCACTGAGCGGTTCTATCGCGTCCAGATAGTCGAGAAAGAGCTTGACATAGATCATCGCTCTGTCCCCCTGTTCAGTGTTACTTTGGCAATGCGCCCTCCGTCAGATATTCCACCAGCACCCGGCCGGTGTCTTTGGCCGCGCAGAAGCGGAATTTCACGCCGTACTTGGCCGTCATCGTCAGCATGGCCCGCTTCAAGGTCTCTCCGCTGACCTGGGTCATCGGCTTGCCGTTCGCTGCCCTCGGCGCTTCCCATGCTTCCAGGCCGCCGGCCGGGAGGGGTTCTTCGATGAGGACCAGCAGACGGATTCCCGCCAGCTTTGCCCGCTCGCATTCCCGCGCGAAACGCTCGTGGTCCGCGGAGATGATGTTCTGGATCAGCTCCAGCACGTCCTGTTTGGTGTCCACGGCCCTGCCCTGCTCATTGGCGATTGCGTAATCGCCCACATACAGCGCGCAGCGGTCCGTGTCTATGCCCTTGTCGCGGAAATACTTGTCAATGTTCTTGTGCTTCCCCGCCTGCTGCCTCGTGTCGCAGAGAATCATCAGCAGCGCCCTCCGCTTCGTCCTCGTCATCTTCCTCCCAGACGCCGAAAGCGAAATAATCCGCCAGCTCCTGGAATTCTTCCTCCGTGCCGGTCCAGCCCCATCCCTCCGGGAAAGTCTTGTAAAAGTGCTCGTCGATCAGAGAGATCAGCCGGCCAATGGGCTTAATCATCGCGTCGTAATCCTCGCCCTTGCCCATCTCGCGGGCCATGGACTCAATGCCCAGGCCGCAGGCATTGGAATGCGCCCAGCTGTAGGACAGGCTCACCACGATGCCCAGCACCGTGCGCTTGTCCTCCTCGCTCATGCCGTACTTGTCGCACAGCCGCCGCGCCGTCTCATAGGCGCATTGCATCTTGTCGCTCATGTTCATCATCATGCTGTTTTCCTCCTCTGGCGGAGGCAGGGTTTCCCCCGCCCCCGCCGTCTCTGCATCAGAAGGGCAGATTGTCTTCTTCCTCCGCCGTGACCTCCACGAATCCGGCGGCCGCCGAACTCAGACGCTTCTTGTCGCGCTCGCTCAGCTCCTTCCGGCGCATCGGCTGCACAGCGCCGGCCTTGACCTTCTCCACGACCTCCAGCCGGCCGATCTCCGTCGTCACGCCGGAAAGCAGGCTCTTGTCCGCCTTCTCCACGACGTATTCACGCTCCCGGACGCTGAAGCCGACATTCAGGCCCTTCAGCTTCGTCTCGTCCCAGTCCCAGTGATAACCGGGATTGCTGGATTCCAGACACCAGGCCATGCCGGACAGCGCCCTTTCCTTGCCGCTCCGCCAGGGATCGTCGTCGTAGGGGATCGAGAAGCGCAGCACGCCCTTGTACTTCGCCGGGTAGCTGCCGCCCTGCATCGCCTCATACATCTTGTGGTAGTGCTGGGCGTATTCGCCCTCGGTGACGTCCAGCTGCAGGATCAGCACCTGGTGTCCGGCGCTGTCCGTGTCCAGCTTCGCGCCGAAAATCTTTCCGACGTAGGCCCCGGCGGGCAGGGGAGCGGCCGGCCCCCGCTGCTCCGCAGGCTTGATGCTCTCGCGTCCAGTGAAGTTAATCATGTGTTTTTCTCCTTTCACACAGTGGTGCTCTTGGAAACAGCCGCGCCCTTGGTCTCATTCGGCGGCGTGATTTCCGTGATGTCGTAGTATTCGCGGATTGCGGTCTCGACGGCCTTCAAATCATTCGGGATTTCAACCTCGTCGAACATGCCTTCCGGCGCCTTCGCGATGCTGTCCTTTCCGCAGCGCGTCTGGAAGTACCAGCGCTCCCCGTCCGTGTCGCTCCGCAGCACGATGGTGGCCATGCCCTCCAGGCAGACCTTCTGATCCAGCAGGCGGCCGATGGTGCGAATCTTGCTCGCGCCGTAATCGCTCGTTTCCTCATGGAAGACCAGGAAGACAATGCGATCAGGCGGAAGCGCCTGGATGGTCTTCATCAGGTCCCACATGATGTCCCCGATCTCATTATAGATGGCAAACTGATTGCCTTCCTTGCCCCCGTGCCCCATCATGAAGCGGGCCGTCATCAGATAGCCGGCATCGTCAATCACCGCCGTGCCGGTGGGCATCTTGCGCAGCTTGCTGCAGATGGCGGCCACGTCCTGGCTCGCCAGCGTGTAGGTGAATTTCTTCCGGAAGGGCAGCGGCTTGCCAACGCAGTTGACGAAGAAGATTTCGTCCTCGCCAAAGTTCTTGAGGCTCCGGCTCTTCCCGGTTCCGCTCCGGCCGTACACGATCACAGGCACACCCATTTTTTAATCCTCCTCTTTGCGCAGGATTTCCAGCGCGTCTTCCTTTTCGTCGTTGTCGATGACGTTTGCGTTTGCCAGCATGAGCACGTCGCTGGCGTTCATTTCCTCGTCCGTGATGTCGGGCAGCTCATGGTGCCGGCGGATGTACTCGCGGGCCAGCTCGGCGCGGAAGCTGACCGGCAGCAGATCCCACATGCGTTCCCGGACGGTCGTCGTCCGCAGGGCATCCGACAGGATCGTTTCCCCGCGGGTCATTGTCCCGTCAACGTAATTCAGGACTCTGTGCGGAGGCAGCCAGCCAAGCCAGATGTCCATGGTGTCCGTGCCCAGCACGTCGCTCACGCAGAGCGGCCGCGTCAGTGTCTGGGCTACTTCCTGTGCGTAGGGTGACATTCGGATCTCCTTTCATCTCGGTCGGTTGTGTTCGATTTGCCATTCCGCGGCCGCCTTGCGCTGCTCCTCCTTCCAGTCCCAGAAGGCGTCGCAATCATGTTCATACCAGCTTACGGCCAGCGCCATGCGCTCCTTGGCCGTGATGCTCCCCCAGATTTCCGCCGCGGACGATTCGGGAATGCCCTCCGGCTCTACGCCCAGACCGTCGGCGATGACTTCCCGCCAGAAGCAGCCGTCGTCCACCGCGCACACCAGTTCCTTGGTGGTCGGTTCGTCTTCCTCCGGCACTGTGTACCAGCTCATGCTTCCTCCTCCCTGGCTTTCATCCGCTGAATGAAGCACACGTTGTCCCAGTTGATGACGGCACAGCCGCGGTCAAGAATCTCTTTCCGCGTTTCCGGCTGAGACGCAGCCGCGCCGATGTAGTCCATGGCGATCCTGTCTTCATCGAACAGGGCTTTCATGCCGTTGTTGAAGTAGACCATCACTTTGCTCACTCCATCCATGCTTCTGGCCTCCTCTCGTCTTCGTCCTCATCCCAAAGGGTTTCTTCACGCAGCTCTTTGCTCGGCCACTCGTCCCAGTAGCGATACGCACGGTCATATGCAGTAGGCTTTTCAGCAAGCACCATGCTCCCGTCTTCAAAGGTCTCCCGCCAGTACAGGTGTCCGGGCTTCATCTCGAAAAGCTGCAGCACCCGGGGGCGCTTCTCTTCCTTCTCCTGCCACACCGTCGGCGCGTTCGCAATGTCCGTCATCACCTGCCGGAGCGCCGTGCTTGTGCGAATGCCGTCCACGGTCTCCCAGTCCCACAGGCGCGTTTTCATGTCCTCGATGAAAGCATCGGCATCAATCAGCCTCATCCCCATCCCTCCTCCAGCATCAGCGGGCATCCGCGCATCCGTCTTGTAGAATAGATCACGCGATCCCCGGTAAACTCGCAGAACGCATCCGCAATATCGCTGTTCGGTGAGCGTTCGACAAAGGTCTGATACGGGCAGTCCATGCAGGTCTTCGGCATCTTCTTCACCCGGACGGGGAAGGTGATTGTTTCCTCCTCCCCGATCTCCCGAAAGACCTCGCTCATCAGCACCGTCGCTCCCGGCGCTGGCGGGCACAGCTCGTTCAGGCGCTCTTTCAGAGCATCGGCATCAATCAGCCGCATCCCATTCCACCGCCTTTCTCTGCTCGATTGTCGGCTTGCTTGACCACACCCGCCAGCGCGTGCCGTAATCAAGATAATTCAGCGTGTCATCAAGGTCTGTCCCGAAATACTTGACGATGAACTCGAACTCGGTCTCATCCTTGTCGATGCCTTCCATGTACCACCAAGAGATCAGCACCAGAACCAGCCTCGTCAGTCCGCCCTCGTTTTGTTCAAGCCACACAGGCTCAACCTCTGTACTCAGGATTCTTTCGGCCTCCCGAAGCGCAATGGCTTTAACCTCTTCCAGCTCCAGCAATCGCGGTTCCTGCTCTCTCAGTAGGGCGATAGCGTCATAGCAAGACAGACGCGAATACCCTCTGTAGCGTTCCGGCACGTAATTCTCAATCACTTTAACGGCTTCTTCCAGTCCTTTGATGACTTTCAGCCGGTCAAGCATCCCCGCTCGCCTCCCGTCCGAACAACTCTGCTTCTTTACGGTCGTTTGCATTCTTAATCAGCATTGTCTCCGTGCCGTATTTGTACCCGTCATTCCATGCGGTGTCCCATGCTTCACAGAATGTCTTATACATACATATGCCCATGAAAATTGCACCAAGTAGGAATCCGACAGACCCGGAGATAATGATCGTGTCAAGCATCTCCGTTCACCGCCTCCACTGCCATTCGCCAATCAACAGGCCAATCATGATTCCAAGGACGATGCCAATACCAACCAGAGCGAGGCACGCAAGATATTCACTACTCATTCAGTCACCCCCTCCGGCGGCTCCGGCAGCGGCATCCAATGGGTGACATCGCGCAAAACTTCATTTTCACTTTCGGCCTCGTAGCCTGTATCACTTGCCGTTGCCTTGTACTTGTAGACATAACCGATTATCATCTCGAACCACTTCGTGCTATATGCGATGCACTCACCGTCCGGCAGTCTATCCTTGACGCTGATCCAGCCGTCAACGGTAGGCTGACTCTTTATCACATCAACTACGCGGTTCGCATTGTAAACAGGTGGATTCTCTATAATTTCCATCGTCAGTGCGTCTGCGTCAATCAGTCGCATTCCCCCATCCCCCCTCAAAATACATAGTCTTCAATCAGGTTGTTGCCGTATTCCAAGCCGTATTCGATCTCCATGCCGTGAATGACCTTGTAGACTTCTTCTCGTGTATATAAGCGCTCATCCTCTGAAGATACATCTTCGTCTTCGTTCATTTCCAGCGTGACAAACGTTTCCGAATTGGCGTCCTTCAGGCAAAAGTGATAATTTGGTCTGCCGTTCACGCCGCCGTTGTAAAACTTGTTTTTGCGCATGTAGAGACGCACTTTCCCCTTGAATTTCCGCAAGGCAGACAGGTCGATACATTCGCTGCTGAATCCGGAATATTCGGGATGCCACCAAAGGCCGACCCAATTTGTCTGCATGCCTTCAACGGGAGTCAGACTGCTCTTGCTCATTCCTCGTCATCCCCCTCTGTCTCGACCATTTCAGCCCTGCACCACGGGCAATAGGGATAATCGCAGAATGTGTCCATGACTGCGGTGCTGAGCATGCCGCAGTTGGAACACTTAAATGTGTCCGTGCATCCTTGGCTGTTGGGTGCAACCTTGATCCAGACGCCCTCCGCGCCCACTTCCTTGTCATCCCCTTCCACTTCCATGATGGCGATCCGCTCCGCCTGGGTTTCGATCAGCTCCGCCGCGTCCCGGCAGACCTCCGCCCAGTGCAGCGTGAACTTCGCCGCGTCTCCGATAAGCATGTCGGCCTTGGTCTCAAAATACAATTTGATGGTAACCAATCCAGCCAGCACCTTGTCCCTGTCAATCACCTGAACACCTCCCGTGTGGTTACTTTCTCCTTAATGCTCGCCAGTCTCAGCGTTCCGATGTGCCATTTCTTGATGATCTCTTTGTCCCGCATCCCGCGGATCAGATAATCCCTGCAGATTTCAATCTCGTCCTCATGCGTCAGAGGGCTCGTCCTCCACCCGTTCCGCTGCTTCGCCTCCTGCCTTCCCTGCTTCCAGCACTTGTGGCTGCAGAAGTAGATCATGCCTTTGTTTTTCCGCTGCGTGTAGTAGATGTATTCATCCTTGCAGCCCTTCGCAATCCGCACAGGCCCGCCGCAGACCGGGCAGGGCTTTCGCATGGTGTATAGATGCCCGATGACATACTTGTCATTCACGTTGCCCACCCCCTCATGCGGTAAGGGCAAGTGCCGTCCAGCATTTCTTCCTCCCTGCCGGTGAATTCAAGCCCCGGCACCTGGTCAAAGGCTTTCCGGAAAGGGCACTGCCGCGCGGTCTGCTTGTCGCAGGTGCAGTCAATGTCGCAGTAGTGGAGCATGAGCTGCTTGCACAGCATTTGCAGTGTGTCCGCGTCCATCACGATGCCGCCGGCGACCGGATACGGCGTGATGCTGACTTTCATCTGGGCGCTGTTGAGAAGCATGCTCTTGCGCTGCTGCACGGTGATGCCGCTGACCAGCTTCCGCGCGGCCTCCGTCGCAATCCCGGCCGCGGCCTCAAAGCTGGGGCGAATCCCCGCTTCCTTCTGCACCTTGCGGAGAACGTGCGCGGCCTCTTCGATCAGGCTGATGCCCGCCACGCAGCGCTGCAGGGCTTCCAGCTCCGGCCCGCGCAATCGTCTGTAGTTCAGCCGGCTGTCCGCATCCCGGACCTCTTTCGCTGTCCATTCGTCCAGCTTCTTTGTTCTGGTGATGATGTAGCTGTTTACCATTGTGGTGTCCTTTCAGGGTCTTGCAGGTGACGGGTTTCTGTGCTATACTCTCCGTGGTGGTTGATGGTGTCTACCATCTCCTTCTGCCCGTCGGGTTGTGGTGACCGGCGGGCACTTTCTTTATCCAAAGTATTCCAGCGCCTTCTTGTACGGGATGGCAAGGATGCCGCACAGCTTCTTGATCTCGTCCAGCGTCCAGGGCACGTCCCCGGACAGCTTCTTGCTGAAGTTCCCCGGGCTCATGCCCATTCTGTCTGCCAGCTGCGCCTGGGTGAATCCGCAGTCAATCATCCGGAAACGGATTTTTTTGTTCCGATGCTTTTTCGTCTTCCTCGCATCGGCCGGCAGCGGATCTTTTTCGTTCGCCTTTTTGCGCTCTTCATCCAGAATGCGCCGCAGACCCAGGCCGTAGCGCTGTTTACTCGGTTCGCGCGTCCTGGCCATTCATGACCTCCATCCAGCGCTTTTGCGCAATCTCCGGGATGCCCTGCGGCGGGCTCTTTGTCCGCACCGGCGGGATGAAAGGCGGGCCATAGCCGCACACGGGCTGGCTCTCAAAGAGCAGCGCCTTGCTCACGGTGAAGCGCGGTCCGCGCATCGGCGGGCGCTCCACATACTGGTGATAGTCCGGCTTCCATTCACGGTGCAGCCGTATGTTCCGCAGCCATTTCAACATGTCACGCGCGCCTCCTCATCTCCTCCGGCTTCAGCATCGTGCTTTCCCGGATGTACTTGTTGATGGCCGCTTCCGTGACGCGGATCAGGCGCTTGCCTCCGCATCCCTGCCGGAGATCAACGGCCTCCAGCTGATAGCGGTCAATCAGGTTGCGAATGGTGTTGGGGTGGACGGCCAGCGCTTCCGCGGCCTCGTCGATGGTGTAGAGACGGATCATTTCACTGCCTCCTTGTTCGCTCCGCTGTTGAACAGAGCGTCAAGGCTCACGCCCAGCGCTGCCGCAATCGCGGTCAGCGTCTTGATGGTGGGATTGCGCGTTTTCCCGGTCTCAATGTCCGAGATAATGCCCTGGCCCACGTTCGACCTCTGCGCAAGTTCAATCTGCGTCAGTCCTTGCGCTTCCCGTAGCTGGCGGATCAGATACGTCATTGGTTCACCTCCTGTTCGATACTTCGATAGCATCTTATCAAAAAATCGAACGCTTGTCAATAGATTTTTCGATAAGACTATAGTATAATTTGTATGGGAAAAACGATAATAAGATGAAAGGAGGGCTTTTATGCACGTTGGCGAGAGAATCCATTTGCTGATGAAAGAAAGAGGCATCAGTCAGAATCGCCTTGCAAAGCTGGCGCAAATGTCTCAGTCCGGCTTAAGCAGCATCATCAACGGGTATTCAAGCCCGAAAGAAAATACGCTTCAGTTGATTGCAAATGCTCTTCAATGCTCTGTGTCTGATCTGCTTGACGAACAGCAGCCCCCGGCCCGGACGGATGAAGATGAAATACTTTTCGTCTGGCGTCAGCTTTCCGATGCAGGGAAAAGCATTGTCTTGGCCACCGCACGAGCTACCCTCCAGCAGGAGGGAATGAGGCAAGACGGGTTTATTTCCTCGACGGCCTGATTCATATTTAGGAGAAAGTCATGCCCAGACAAAAGCGCCAGCGCCTGAAGAAGCAGAAAGACGGGCGCTATTACTGCAAGTATCACGGGGTTATGTTCTCCGGCGTCACGGAGGAAGAAGCGCTGGAAAAGCGCGAAGAATACAAGCGCAAAGAACATCTTGGCGAGATCGTCCGGAAGAATCCCACCGTCCGGGAATACGCGGAAGCCTGGCTGCCGGTCGCAAAGGCCGGCTTGCGGTACTCCACACAGGCCATGTGCCGCACACATCTCCGGCACTTGTATGCCGTCCTCGGTGATGTGCCTGTCCGGGAAGTCAAGCCGATGCAGATTCGCCGCGTTTACTCGGCGGAATATGCCGGCTCGTGCAAAGGGCACATATCCCATGCCAAAGCGCTGTTTACGGCTCTTTTCCGCGCGGCCCAGGAGGAAGGGCTGATCCAGACGAATCCGGCGGCCATGGAATCCGCAAAGCCTCCAAAGGCGGCGAAAGAAGGATCGCACCGCGCTATTACATTGGAAGAAAGACACCTGATAGACACGGTTGCCCTGGATCATCCTGTTTCCCCGGTCGCGCTGGTGATGCTCTATGCCGGCCTCCGCCCGCAGGAAGCAAAGGCGCTGCGTGTGGAAGATGTTGATTTTGACAACAGCCGGATTTTTGTTCATTCCCAGATTCATCTGACCAACCGCAATCAGCACATGATTGACGAAGACACGAAAACGAAGAAGTCAACGCGCTATGTTCCTCTTCTCCCGCCCGTACGTGCCGCACTGAAGGGGAAGACAGGTCTCCTCGTCTCCATGCGGGATGGGCGCCCTGTTTCTGTTGATTCATGGAAAGCCCTCTGGCGCTCCTATTGCACCGCCATGGAAGAGCACATGAACGGCATGACGCGCAGGGCATATCTCGCCGCAACAAAAAAAGGCGAGTCCCTCCCGCCCTGGCGCACGTTTGACGTGTCCCCCTATGATCTCCGGCACAGCTTTGTCACCTGGTGCAGAGACAATGACATCGAGCTGCACACCGTCATCGAATGGGTGGGCCATACGGATGCCACCATGATCCTGCACATCTATGACGAAGTGAACATCGACCGCTCCAAAAAACAGGCCGAAAAGCTGGAAAAAGCCTTCTTAAGTTTACAGACAAGTTTACACGAAAAAACCGACAAGCCCGATACCAGTTGAAAACAAAGGCTCGTTGCCAATTCTCACCCTTCTCCCCTGAGGAGAAGGGGGCTTTTCTTTTTCCTCCCCTTCCATCCCCTTGCATTCCCGTTATTCCGCCGCGCTCCCCGTTTCCCCTCTCATCCATAATCTCACAAATAATCACATGATAAACCTTCATCTGGTTTATACATCGGTTTACAGAAAAAGCCCCCTCATCGGGGGCTGCAGGGTTACATCTGGTTGACCAGACGCTGAATCCCCTGCCGGATTGTCGGATCGTCCGCGTCCTGCATCAGCTCTTCCAGCTTGCCGCGCAGGTCGTCATTCCCGGAATACCGGCCCATGCTGTCACGGGCAGCGTTGCGCCCGCGTCCGCGCGCATAGCTCCGGCCGGCATATCCGTCATAATAGCTCCTGGAGGACATGTCGCCCTCGTCGGGTTCCATCTTCTCCATCACACACTTGATGGATTTCATGGCGTGCGTCAGCTCGTCAACGTACTTGGCATCACCGGCACTGACCTGGCCGCCGGCATTGCGAAGACGTTTCACGGCCTCATGGATAGATGCTTCCACAAACTCACACAGTTCGTGAAGGTCTTTTTCAAAGTCCAAAGTGCTTCCTCCTTTCTTACGCAATCCGCGTAATGGTCAGGTTCGCGTTCTGAAGCGTAATCAGCGGCGCGGGCGTCACTGTCGCATCCTCGCTGGCCGCCACACTGCGCAAAGACAGCGTGAAGCAGCACCCGCAGGGGACAGTGATAATGGCCGTGCTGGTCACATTCCCAAAGGCTTCTGCTGCCGCCGGCGTGAAGATCGCCCTGCTGGTCAGTCTCGGCTCGCCGTTGACTGCCAGCGCAACGGCAATCGGCGTCACCGTGCCGCCCTCCGGGATAGCGATATTGCCATTGAAGGTCACCTGATACCGCGCAAACCGATTCTGAGTGATGCCACGGAGAATAAAGATCCCTGTTTCATCCTCGTGATACACATATCCACGAGAACAAGGGATGGAGGCAGTAAAGATCGCAGGAGCATTCAGCGCCACTTCCTGCGGTGCATTTGCCAGATATTCAGCCATGTTTCATCCCTCCGTCAGACCGTGCCGCACCCGCAGCCATAGTTCGGAGCGCAACAGTTGGGATTCTGCACAATGTACGCGGGGCGCGGAGTGGGCAGCACATACTGCTCAATCTCGTTGGCAAGCGCGCGCTGGCCAGCCTGAATGGCGGAAGTCTGCACGTCCTGGGACGCCTGTCCGCGGGCATACATCAGCTCGGAGCGGAGCTGCGCAATCAGATCATTCTTGGCGTCGAGCTTGTCCTGGCACATCTGGTCCAGGATCCGCTGCGTGCCGGCGTTCTGCGCGGTCAGCAGATCGCGGAGCGCATTGTCAACGGCAGCGCGGTCAGCGCAAGCCTCGCTGGCGACGGTGTAGCGAAGATCGGCAAGGCCGGCCCGCTGGTCACAGCAGCACTGCGCAAGCTGCGCCTGCACAGCATTGAAGCCCTGAAGGGTCGCCGTCTGCGCCGCGAAGTTCTGCTGCATGTCGGCCATCTGCCGGCCGTTGGCAGCGATTTCCGCCTGATTGAAGCCCGCGCAAAGCGCGTTCTGCACATCGCCGAAGCCGGTCGTCACGGCGTTCTGGATGCCGTTCAGGGTCGTGTTCATCATCTGATCGCGGAAACCGTTGCTCATCTGGTTGCTCTGGTTCATCCACGGATACAGCTCGCCGCCATTGTTGCCAAAGCCGCCGAAACCGCCGTTGTTCCAGCCGCCCAGGAGGATGAACAGGATCAGAATCCACCATCCGTTGCCGCCGAAGTCACCGAAGCCGCCGTTCCCGCCGTACATGGGGGAGACAGGCATCACCATGCCGCCATTCTCATCAGTGAGAGCCATAAGTAAAGAATCCCCTTTCAATCTTTATTTGTGAAGCCTTCTGCGCGCCGGAAGGCAAGCACACTTTATTTACCGCCCATCATGCGCTGAAGCTGCTGCGCAAGCCGGACGGCCTGATTGTACTGTTCCTGGCTGACTCGCCCGGAATTGAGAAGCTGCTGCACCTGCTGGCGCGGATCGCCGCGGAATGCCTGCTGGAATTGCTGGAATCTCTGCAGAACGTTGTTTCCGGGCGCTTGCTGCATCATCTGGAAAAGCGGATTTGCCATTTCTCTCACTCCTTTGCCGCCAGCGCATCAATCTTGCTGCGGAGCTCGCTGAGCTGACTTGCCAGCGTTTCCACTTCCGTCCTGGTCGCATAGGCCGGTTCCTGCACGGCCGGCGGTGTCGGCTGCATGGCATCGCGAATCGTGTAGTCCAGAATCCTCATGCTCGGCATGCCGGACGCATCAGCGCTTTTCAGGTAGATTGTCTTATTCTCGCTGTCCCACAGCTGAACGGTGGTATTGGGCGCGACAAGGTACGATTTCGCGCCCGCCTCGCCCTGCACCCAGATAATGCCTCCGTTGGAAGCAGGCTGCTGATAAGTCTGCTGCTGATACTGAGGAAGATACTGCGGATAGCCCACAGGATAACCGTTGTTATAGACTGCCATTGGTGTCCTCCTTGGCCCAATAGAATTGCGGGATTTCCCCGCTGCTGTCCCAGCTGTCATAGATCACACCGTCAATCATAGTGGCAACATGCCCGCCAAAGCCAAGCACATACACGCCTTCCGGATGATCCTTGGAAAAGTCCTCCGCCGTATAGCACTCCGGGCAGGTGTTTGGAACAACTGACCGGGAGAAGCCATGCTGACGGAGGACGCTTCCCCATACTGCATCAGATGAAGGCATATCGCCCATCTGGTATCCGTTGAACGTCAGCAGGGCATAGGCTTTGCCCCAGCTGACATTCAGCGCTTTTGCTATTGCCCTGACAGAACAGTCACCCACTCTCCGATTGATAGGGTTTGGGTTAAATTCTGTCCACATGGTTTCCTCCTGTCATGGAGGATTATACCGCATCATTGATTTTCGCGACAAGACGATTGGCAGTAGGTTTCCGAAGCACGTTCAGCTCATTTATGTGCGCCAGAAGACGGCGCTTGTTTTTGCGGATGACTTTCCCCAGATGAGACGGGTGCATGCCAACCTGCTCTGCAATGTATTCATACGTTTTCCCGTCGCACAATACCATGTACATGATCTCGCGCTCGTTCGCGTCGTGAATCAGCTCGTCAATCAGGAGTCTGATCTCACTGTTGGTATAGTCCTCGAATTCGGTATGCCAGCGGTTCACAACATTCATGGTTATTCTCCCTCCTCATTGTCGGTATTCCAGTCGTTGTCAGAGACCCATTCCATCAGAGCTGCCTTGGCTGCTGCGTGGGCTTTGCTGTGCGCCTTTTCTGTAACCGCCGCAGTCAGTTCGTCCGCGTTTTCCACATAATCGCGGTAAGCATTTCTGTAGGCTTCCGTGTACGCTTCCTGCGCTTCCGGCGGCATCCGCGTCACATTGTAGGTCCGCTTGTTCACGGTGATGCTTGTTGACGGCTGCGGCATCTTGATCTTCTCCCCGCCGTCCCTTGCCGCGTAAAGCGCCTGCATGTACGGTTCGTCCCTGTCCATCGTCTGGATGTCCGGCAGCTTGACGGAAATCGTCGGCTGGTCAATGCCCAGAATCCGGTTAATCATGGTCCGTCCGTCCATGTACTTCACCCGGTATTCTTCATAGGCCGCCAGCGCTTCCGCCTGCACCTGCGCAATCTGCATCCGGTAGTTGCGGGCCGTGACGCGCTTGGTGTGCTCGTCCAGGTCGTCGTTTCCTTCCAGCGCGTCCATCAGGTTATACAGACGGGTAATCTCCTCGTTGGCCTCGTAGATCGCGCCTCCCTTGCTGGTCAAATCGACCGCTTCCAGATAAGCCTCGCGCACCTGGTCTTCCGTCAGCGTTTCGCGGAGGACGTCGCTCCGGCCGTTTTGCTGGATTGTCTTGGCAATGCTGCCCGACAGCATGTTCTTTGCGCTGTAGAAAGCGTTGCTCACGTCGTTGGTATAGGCCGGCTCAATGGTCCAGGCGTTCCGGACCACATCCAGAAGATTCCGCAGCGGAGTGAAGCCCTCCCTGTACTGCCCCTCGCTGAAGGCCGGAATGGCCACCTGCCCGATGAAGCCGGAATACTGCTGCGAAAGGTACTGCAGGGCAATGGGGCTGACATTGATGCCGGCTTGCGCAAGCAATGCGCTCCCCCTCCGGAACAGACCCAGTGTGCTGTCGGTGAATCGCTGTGTTACAGGCGTATTGTTGCTTGTAAACCGGGACGGTTCCAGCGTTCCGCCGTACCATGTGCGGTTCAGCATGACATCAATGATCGGGTTTGCAATGGTGTCCGTCGGGATTGCGTTGCTGAGAATGCTGTCAACCACATTGGCCAGATCGTAGGTCAGCGCGTCCTGTCCGGCCTCAGCCATCAGCCGCTGGCCGGCGGCGTAGAATGCCTTGCCCCAGACGTTCTGCGTCAGCGGGATCCGGATGAATCGCCGTTCCGCATCCTGCCCGCCGAAGTTCGGGAAGATGATGTTGCTCATCTTGATCTCGTCAGACAGCATATCGTAGGCGTCCTTGTCGTCGTCATCCCGCCTGAACAGCTTGCATGCCGCGAAGGACAGCGCACCCAGGATCATGTTGTTGACAAGCGTCTTGGCGATTCTTGCGGGCAAGCGGTCACGCTCTGCCTCGCTCAGCGTTTTCACGCTCTGCCATGTGCCCTGAAGCGTCGCGTTGTAGAAGGGGATGATAGCGCGGAGTGCGGCGGGAAGCTGGCCGTAGCCCTTCAAGGAGAAGTTTACGGTTGCCTCCTGCGCGGCCAGGAAAGCCTTCTGACGCCCTTCAGCCGTTGACAGGTCGTGCTTGCCGAAGCGGTATTCCGCATAACGGCTTGCCTGCTCGATAAGTTCATTAAAGCGGTCCAGCGTCAGCCAGTCCAGCACCCTGCGGAAGCCGTTCGCAGCCGTTCCGGTGACGCCTTCCCTGTCGTAATCACCATACAGCTTGCGGATGTTCTCCCGGCCGTTTTCCTCGCTGTTCACGCCCTGAATGTAGGTGAAACCGCCGCCGCCCAGCGCCAGATACTGCTGCGCCGTGTCAGTCCCGCGCACAAGCTCATATGCAGCTCTTGCCCATTTCACGATGCCGTCAGCATAGGTGACAGCCCAGCTGCCGTGATTTACGCTCTGCTGGAAGTCACGCGCAAAGTTCTTGGCGGCGAAAAGCGGGTTGCTGCCGGTGGTCAGGCGGCTCATGGTTCTGGTCAGAATGCTGACAGCGGTCAACACCTGCTGCGATTTCTGCACGTTCTTTCCGTCCGTCAGCGCATGGAACAGGTCAACATCCTCCACATAGATCAGGTGATTCTTTCCGTTCTCCTGGTAGGTGATGACGTTCGGCATGCTGGTGAATGACTGTTTGTGCCATTCTTCAAACCTTCCGATTGCGGTCAACAGCTCGGTCAGGTTTGTGACTTTCGGGCTCTCCGCCAGGAATTGGGCCACTTCCTCATCCGACAAGCCTGCAATCTCTTTTGCGGCCTGTTCAGCCGCCGTTGCCAGCTTTACATCGAATTCGGAAAGCTGGCTGCCATCCTCGGTCTCAACGGAAATGTCACTCGTTGTCAGACCCAGACGCGACAGCGCCTTATTCAGCGTGTCCCAAACAGTCGTGCCGCGCACAGAACTCAGAATGGTATCCGGAGAGACAATGTGCCCAAATTCACCGATGCCTATCATCTGATCGTTTTCTGCCGTCATCATGTCGTACAGGATCCCTGCAGACTGATTCCGGCGTGCCTGCGTTACCGTGTCCAGCACAATTTTCGGCATGGTGGCAAACGGATTCAGGATATTCAGGTCGCTTCCCTTGATGCTCTTGAACTTGAAGGATTCGTTCCCGCCTCGGACATTGCTGCCCGCCGCGCCGACATCGCGCATGGTGGGGATGTAATTCGGCCACTTCTTGCGAAGACGGTCGTATTCCTTCTTGCTGATGAGCCCGGTGTCAACCATCCAGGTTTTCATGAAGTCGCCCCACCAGTTTGTAGCGCGAATCTGGGCGGCTACCACGGCCGGCTTTGTTGCCTCATATTCTGCCACGCGCCTGCGGATTTCATCAATGGACAGGTTTTCGTTGCCAAAGATCGTTCCGTCCCGATGGAAGGTCGTATTCCCGTGCTGAATGGGGGAATTGCCCATCTGCTGATGCCGGTCAAGCGCATGCTTGTACAGCCAGTACAGCATGACGTCATCCAGGAATTCCTGCGATTCAACCGCGTTATCGCCCTTAAAGATCGCATCATGGAAGGATTCACGGACGCGCTGGCCGCTTGCGTCTGAAAGCGCTTGTGTAAGAAGCGCATCCGCCGTCCGGGCAGAGAATTTCTGCATGGTGAGGGATTGCTGCAGGCTGATTGCGCCCTGTGCATTGCCCTGCCTTGCAATGTGATCCACACGCGCAGCCGCATAAGTGTCATCCACCTGGCTTGCGATAAAGCGCCTTGTCATGTCCGCAAGCTGCTGCCGGAAGCTGGACGGCCGCACTTCCTGCGGACCGGTCACAATCATGGCGCGGGCGCGGGTGTCCGTGTCGGCTGCAATGTACTCCGCCAGCGCCAAACGCGCCTGCGTCACATAGCCCATCATGCCGGCGTCTTCCAGTGCCTTTTCATAGCGGACGATTTCATCCGCGCCGAAGTAGTTGATTGCGCCGTCTCTGTTCAACATGTAGATACGGTTCAGCTCGGCTTGCGCTTCCCTCGGGTACTGCTCCGGGCTGTAACCTTCCGCCAATGGAGTGCTCTTGAAATGATCGATCACTTGCTGCGACGGCTGATAATTGCCCAGACGGGAGTGAATGGCGTGCCCAATCTCGTGCATAGTCGTCCAGAAATCCTGTGAATGGCCGGCGCGGATGTTCACAAAGTCTTCCTGCCGCTGATAATAACCGAGAGCACCGGCCACATCGAAACTCCGTCCCCGGATGTCGTTGCCCAGATGCAGGTCCTTCGCCAGCTGCCGGAAGATGGTCTGCGGGCTTTGCACCTTGCTCTTGCCCTTCTTTGCCTGTTCGGTCTGGGCGGGCGGTGTGCGCGCTGCGATCTCTGCCGTCTGAGGTGCGGGCTGCTGCTCGTTATGCCTGTCACCTTCGGTCAGGCCGGTCAGCAGGTCAAGCTGACGGGTTTCTGTGGCGGGGATGTAGGCGTCGGTTGCTGACCGTTTCTTGCTGGCCTTTTTGCTTTTCTTTCCGGAAGATTCTGCCGCATCCTGTTCAAGAGCCGCTCTGCGTTCTTTATATGCCGTCCATACTTTGTCATTCTCAGCGTTCGCATCAAGACGATTAAGCATAGTTCTCGCGCCAGATTCACCGAATATCTTTTCGCGCTGTGCAAACAGATTGTCAAGCGTCGTGCCAACATTGTCTTCTGTCATTTGCGACGACTTGCCAAACGTTCTGATAAACATAAACATCATGTGATCCGGCATGTTCAGGAGAGTGTCCAAGAAAGCAGCCTTTTCTCCGCCCTCTGCGACAGCATTTTCCATCCATGCCTGCATTGCGCTTTTAACTTTTGTAGTAATTGCCGGCTGATTTATGTTCGCAATAGTACCTGGTTCTACATACAGCAATACTGCGTCTTTCATGGTTTTCAGCGTGCCGTTTATGCGATCCATGACTTTGCCGACCTTTTCTCTCATGGCCACAGCTTCCGGCGCATTCCATTCAGCAAGGATTCGGTTTAAGTCAGTTTGCCCCTGGTTAATTAGGTTGACGTGGCGACCGGCTTTTTCAAGCATTTGCGCAACGCGGAGTCGTTCTTTATCATTAAGCCCGTCAGCATTAATAAATACATCAGTACTGCTGTCAAGGCTTCTGAACAATCTGTTGAAGTCAGCCTGACTTTTAAGACCGAATTTCCCGTCAACGCTCTTGATAAAGAACAGTGGAGCTTGGGTCTGACTGTAGGCGCCGCCTTTGACAACGGCCATGTACCCTCTGCCTTCCAAAACAGCTTGCTTGATCCGATTGTACAAACGGTCGTTTTCGCTAAGAGGACCGGCGTCCATGAAAACGCCATCCGAAACGGATTCAGCCCGCCCCGTTCCGCTCCTGCCTTCCAGCACTTGCGCGAACGATTGCAAAGCACGCTCGCGGGATGCTTTATCCTTCAGCGAATCAATGGAGCGCCCAAGCTCTGCTATCTGACTGACAATATAATTGTGTTCCGCGGTTAGGCGTTCATATTCTGGCGTCAACCGCTGTTGTTCTTTTTCCAGCTTGTCCATCTGTTGAATCAGTTGTTCATATTGTTTTTGCTCTTCTTTTGTCAGTTTTTTGCCGGAATCAACTTTCTTTTTCAGCTTTTCGTAGGGCTTTCTCGCTGCGGACAGTTCTTTCTGAATCTGCGCCATCTCGTCGTTATATCGCCGATACTCCGGGAAAACACGCTTATACTCGTCTTTCAGCTCACTATACTGCCGTTCTTTTTCTTGCAGCAGCGCGTCCGTTTCACTCTGCATTTCTGCAGCGGTCTCCGGAGCAGCTGGCGCTTCCGGCGCGGCCTCCTGTTCGACGGGCGCTTCCGGCGCGGCTTCCTGCTCAACAGGTGCTTCAGGCACAGTCTCCGGCACAGTTTCCGGCGCTTCTGGCGCAGCCTCTTCTTCCGCCTGTGCCGCGGCCTCTTCGGCCAGCGCTTCCTGCGCTTCCTCCTGCCGTCTGGCGGCTTCTTCCGTGCCGTCGTCCATAGTGGCTTCCTGCTCCGCAATGTCTTCCTGCTCACGGGCTTCCAGAACACGGTCGGCGGCTACTTCGGGGGTCATGGGATGGGTAATGGATTCCAGTTTGTCAAGTACAGCATCAGCAATGTCATTGGCAACAGAGACGGCGATCCTGGCTGCTTCTTCGTTTTGGCCTTCCGATCTCAGCTGCAGGAATCTCTTTGCACTTTCAGGCACTTCAACGCCAATCTCCGGGAAATATCTGCGTGTCCAGGCGTCAACCGCGTTGCTGAATTCAATCATGTCATCCGCTGATTCTTCGGTAGTGGCAACCTGCGCCGCGCGTCTGGCCTGATCCATCAGTTCGCCGGTTACTCTATCTGCAGAGACCGAAAGTAAATAAATTTGTGAACGCTCGTTTTGCTTCCTGCCAAAACGTTGAATCAGATCATTGTACTTTGATGGCTTTTTGTTTGTGCGTTTGACCGTTTCTGTAATTGTTTCGCCTGAATCGCTTACAGTGCCGTGTGTCTCATATAGGTTTGCAATCGTCTGCGCTGTAAACTGTCGGGTATAACTGTGCAGCGGGTGCTCCTGTCTCCATTTCCGGATCTGGTAGCTATCCCATCCGAGAGCGGAAAGATCAGCATCACGCTCTGTCAAACGCAGAGAGAACGTATTGTTTCCTTTCCATTCCGGGACAGATAACGTGTATTTGTCAAACACGTCTTCTTCAAGGCTGCGGAAGAATTTTTCTCCGCCAACCATGCGAAGAACGGCGCTCCGCAGGGCAGGGCCAAGCATTGACCACGAATCCCGCGTAATGATGATTTCAGTGCCGGCTTCAAACACTCCCCTGGGATGAAGGGTGTGCGTTGTCGCTTCGTCAAGGCGGGTGTCACTCAGAGTAACGCCAGCTTTTTTCAGAGATTTTTCTTCCTCTTCAATCTCTTTGTCAAGCCGGTCAAGCAACTGATAACCTTCGTCAGACGCACGCTTTGCACGCTCGCGGCGTTCGTCAAGAACACTGTCTTCCTCCTGTGCCGGCGCGGGCGCTGTCTGCTCTTCTGTTGCCGTCTCCGGTACGGTTTCTTCAACCGCAGGAGCGGCCTCTTCTGCCTGCGCTTCCTCAACAGGAGCGGTCTCCTCGGCGGTTTCTTCTGCCTGCTGCTCCGGTGCGGTCTCTTCCTCCGCCTCCTTCTGCCGATAATACTCATTGTACCAGTCGCCAGCTTCTTTCACTGCCGCAGAGCTGAAAATCCCGGGTGAAAAGTGGGCAGCATCCAGCACGCGGGTGGCGCGTTCTTCTGTCCAGCCCTGCCGCCAGATGTCCATCAGCCCTTCGGCGGCCCGCTGTTTGTCCGTCTTTGACCATGCGCCGGTGTCATCAGTGACAACGCTGTGGAAGTCTTCCTCGCTGCTCATGGCCGCAAGGCGCTTGTCCTTTGCCTTGCGCTTCTGCTGCTTTGTGTATCCGCACTCGGTATCGTAAATGATGGTGTCCAGATCATCGGGAGCAGTGGCAAGCTCAACGGCCTGCGCGCGCTGCGCGGGCGTTCTGGCGGTTTCCACAAGCTGCGACACAGCATTCGTTTCACTCCGGTCGCTCTCCGTCTCTGTCGGCTGCTCTTCCGTTTCCTCCTGCGTTTCCTCCGCCGGCTGCTCCGCTTCGGCCTGCGCCTCTTCCCTTGCGGCCTTCTCGGCCTCCTGGCGCTCTGCCTCTTCTTCGTTGAAGCGCTCGGCTTCCTGCTGCATAGCCGCCTGCGCACGGGCCATGGAATCCTGACGGATGACTTCCATCACCTGCTCTTCCACAGCGTCCTGCTCGGTAATGACAGCCGTCATCTCATCCTCGGCAGCTGCCACGGCCTTCCGGGCTTTTGCAACGTCTGCTTCCAGCTGGGCAGACTTGTTGATACACCTTGTTTCTGCCTTGCTGTCACCCTTCTGGCGGGCATTCAGACGTGCGGTATTGTTCCGCATCATGGCGGCTTTTGCCTTATTCAGATCAGCCTCGGCAGCGTTAAGTTTCTTCTGCGCTTCCAGTTTCTTCTGCGCAATTTCCTGTGCTTTTGCCACAAGTTCCTGGCCAAAGAAGGAAACATCCGTCGGAAGACCGTTCTGCATGGTTGTGGCAATCGTCTCAGAGGTGAACGTGGCCGCCATCTGGTTAACCATATAGGTCATGGTGTCCGGTCGGTTGAGAATCTCGCCCATCATGGCCCGCATGATTTCACCCTTGCGCTCCGCAAAGCCGGCCTGCATCTCTTCATTTGCCGCAGTCATGTGCATGTCGCGCGCAAGGTTCACCAGATCGCCCAGACTTGATGCCACCTGCAGCATATCCCTTGTGACGTCTTCCAGCGCCTTTGTTTTTGCTGCCTTTTGTTCCTCCGTTTCCTGCGGCAGAGCAAAAGCGTACCGGTATTTCTGCCTCACGGAATCCAGACGGTTGTTCAGAGCATCTTGCTCCGTTCTGGTCAGCAGGCTCATCCTCGTGCCCATGATGATTGCATCGGTTGCACTCCTGGACCAGCTGTCAACCAGGTCAATCGGTCTGCTGGACGCGGGGAAGGTAAGGAGATTTCCGGTCGCGGTTGCCACCTGCGCACCGGCCTCGGACAGCAAACGGGCATTCTCTTCCAGACGTTCCGTGCCGGTCTTCGGCTCCTCTGCCGTTTCCTGCGCAACGGCTTCTGTTTCGGCCTGCGCGGGAGCTTCCTGCGTCTCCACGGGCGCGGACGTGTTCTCGGTCGCCTGTTCGCTGACGGGCGCTGCAGGGGCTTCCTGCACCGTTTCAGGGGCAGTCTCCGCCGGAGCTTCCGTTGTCTGTTCGGGGGCGGCCTGCTCGGCGGGTGCGGGCGCTTCCGTGCGCTCTGTCGCTTCCGGCGCAGCCTGAATGCCTCTCTGTGCGCGGGCTCTCTCTCTGTCCTCCTGCTGCCGGCGGCCGAATTCCTCCTCCGCCTGCCGCGCGGCCTCTTCCTCCTGCCGCTGGCGCTCCTGCAGCTCGGCCAGCTGCTGCTCGTGCACCGGCACGGTGGCCTCCAGCGTCTCCAGACGCCGCCGGTAATCCTCCACCTTTCCCTGCGCGTTGGCGTCGCCAGCATTTGCTCTTTCGATCATGGACAGGATGTTACTTGTCTGCCTGCTCAGCACAATCACGTCGCTCTTGTCCATCGGGCCTTCGCGCAGGGCGCCCTGCAGCGTCTTCAGCTCTTCGCGCTCCGCCTCCACCGTCTCCTGCATCGTCTGAACGTTCTGCGCGGTGAAGTTCGCCTTCCGCCGCAGGCCTTCAGCGGTCTGCTGCGCTTCCAGCGTCCGCGGGCTCGCCGGCACGTTCGCAGGTGCGGTCTGCTCTTCAGCGGCCGTCTCTTCAACAGCCGCGGGCGCGGTCTGTTCTTCGCTTACAGTCTCCGGCGCGGTCTCCGGCGCGGTCTGCTCTTCCGTCTGCGCGGGAGCGGTTGCATCCGTCGCCTCGTTCACAGCCTGCGTGCCGTTCTGGGCGCGGCCGGCCTCACGCGCGGTCTCCTGCGCCTTGCCCAGCTGTTCCGTGACAGTGCTCAGCCGCTTGCGCAGATTCTCCGCAATCGTCTTGCGGTTCTTTACCTCGGTTTCCCAGATGGCAATCTCGTCGTCAATGTCCGTCGTCGCATTGTTGCCGCTCTTCCGGCGCTTGATGTTGCGCTTCTTGTCCTTGCGCTTTTTCAGTTCCTTCTGGGCTTCCGCAATGCGGCCTTCAGCCTCCTCCAGCTGCGTCTGCACTTCGCTCTGCTGCTGCGTCAGCACTTCCACATTGCGCCGCGCCTGCTCAACCGGGCCGTTCTCAGCCACGGTCTGCGCGCCCTGCACGCCTGTAGGCGCGGGAGCAGCCTCCGCCGCAGTTCCCTCAGCCGTCTGTGCGGTCTCCTGCGTATCCGCAGCCGGAACAGCCTGTTCCCCGGCCTCTGCGGGCGCTTCCTGGGCTTCCGCGGCCGGGGCCGTCTCAGTCTCCGTCTGTGCTGTCTCGGCGACAGGAGCGGCCGTTTCCGCAGCCTGTTCAGTTGGTGCGGCAGCGGCGGCTTCCAGCGCGCGTCTTGCCGCACCGGCTACAGCACTCGCAGCGCGCGACACTTCAAACGGGTTATCCTTGAATCGCGTGAAACTGTTGTCATAAGCCGCGCGGTCTTCCGCCGACATCGCGTTCCACAATCTGGACAGCGTTCTGTCAACGGCGGCCTGACTGGACGCCGCATACGTCGCCGCTGCGTTCGGGGTTACGCTGAGAGCAACAGACAGGAAAGTATCAAGCATCTGATCCGGAGAGAATTCGCTGAAACTTTCTGACCAATTGATCTTTTCCCCGCGCATTGCCGCAGACACAACGTCAATCGCACCGGACACAGCACTCTGGAAGTATTCCTGTGCCGTTTCTTCAGCAACGCTGCGAACGTAGCTCGCGGTGAAATGCGCAGCATTGTACAGGATTTTGCTCTTCAGGCCGCTTGTCGCGATCCGGTCCATGGTGGCATTACCCAGCCAGTCAATGAAACGGTCGCTCGGATTCAGCGTAGAGTTGATGACAGCCTGTTCGGTAAGCGTCTCGGCTGCCGCCTGCGCTGTTGCGTAAGCCTTCGCATCTCCGGGCGTATAACCTTTGGCAATCGCGCTCTTGTAGGCATTGTCAAAGCTCATCGGGAAAAAGCCCAGCGCCGTGCCAATGAGGGCAGAACCGCCGGTTGCCGCCGTCGCAAGCATAGACGCGCCGCTTCCCAGACCGCTGTTCGTAGCGGAAGAGACAACGCGATAAGTGCGTTTTTCCAGGTCTGTGCCTCTGCGCTCCACAAGGTCCGAATTCGCGGCCATGACGCGCTCAAACGGCGCCTGTGCCCTGCGCACGGCCTCCACGTTCAGGTCAATGGGATAGGAGAAAATGTCCCGGCCGGTCGTCTCGCTGTCCCTGATGTAGCCCAGAAGTTCAGCCTTGCGCGGGTCGGTTTCCCCCAGCGTGGCCGCATGCGCCAGAATATCGCGCTTGAAAGCGCCGGCCGCTTTTGAATAGCCGTATTTGTCCGTGTAGTATGCCTGATTTGTCTTTGCCGTGACATCCGCATCACGCTCGATCACATCAGACACAAAGCCCGGATAGCTGGACAAAAACTGCATTGTGCCAGAGCCGACAGCAAGGCCAACCGTATTCCAGAAGCCGACAGGCTCCTGCTGTTCCGGGCTGATGCCAAGAATCTGCACCGCCTGACGCTGCTCTTCAGGCAGAGTTGCCTCATTAAACTGCGCATTGTAAGTATTTTCCGCTGTCTGCGCCAGCTGTTCCGGGGTCATCTGCAGTTCCGGCCACGCTTCATACAGCTCGTCCACGGTCATATCCATGGCCTCGGCCAGCTTCTGATGCTTCGCCAGCGTTTCCGCCACAATGCGGTAAACGCCTGCCGCCTTCCGCCCCTCGTAGGCAATGCCTTCCGTCGGCTCGCCGCGGTCTCTCAACATCTGCCGGTAAGCAGCCTTTGCCTCTTTGTACACGGGGGAAGATTCGCCCAGATCGTGGATTTCTTCGTCAGACACCTGAGTTGCAATCTTGTAAGTGAACACATCAGAGTCGCGCAGGCTATCCGTGTTGCCTTCCATTGTCGCCTGCATGACCCGCTTCAGAGCTGCTACCTGTGCCGCCTTCAGCTGCGCCTGCTCCGCCTCAGTCTGCAGTCTGACTTCCTCGTCCGCCGCCTTCACCCGCTCCGTGATTTCCCGCGCGGCGCGGAGATATTCGGGGTTTTCCTGCATCCATTCAGCAGGGCTGACGCCGGTACCCAGATTTGCGTCTTCTGCCGCCTTCCCGGCGCGGTAGCCGATCACCCAGGCGTCCAGCACATCCTCCGGGCTTGCGTTTTCGCTCTGAATGGCCTGAAGCATGTCAACCATGTCCTGACCCAGCCAGGAAACACCGCCGCCGATGTCGTCACTGTACAGGCTTGCGTCCGCCAGCCACGGCGCAACGCGGTAGACCTCGTTTGCCACAGCCTCGTCCTGCGGGCCGAACGTGCGGGAAATATAGGGTTCGCCCTGGGCTGCGTTTTCCGCGTCATTGGCGGCCGTGACCATCTTCGACCCGCCGTTCAGGATCACGCGCCGCAGGTGGGATTCAATCTGCGTGTCACTCATGGAGGAAACGCTGTCATCGCCCTCTCCGGACGCGCCAAAGTACAGATAGTTGCTGTCCGCGCCCATCTGCCAGTATTCATCCAGCGCACCGGACGCCTTCTGATACCACTTGGCCATATAGCCCGGATCAGCAAGCTGCTCGTCCGTCAGCATGCCCTTCCTGCGCCATGCCTCCGCAAGCACCAGCATCATGTGGTCTTTCGCGTCCTGGTCAGCGGTTCCCATGTCATAGTAGGCATATCCGGCGGTTTCAAGATAGTCCATGAGCGTTTCATCGTCCCATGCGCTGATCTCACCGTTCTCGGCCAGATAGGTGGAGAACAGGTTGGACCCGCCCTGCGCTGCCATGACGTCGTTATAGCTCGTGCTCGCCCTCATGGGCAGAGACCGGATGAATGCGCTGCCGCTCTTGCCGCCCTCCCTGTCTGTCAGCATATCCAGCGTGTCAAAGAAGGTGGAGTGCTCCTCCTGAATCTGCTGAATCCGCGTATTCTGGATGCTCCCGTCCGCAAGGCCGGCCTCGTATTCTTCCTTCCGGCGCATGGCGTCAGCTTCCGCCTGCTCCGGAGAAGCGGTCTTTTCACGGCCGGCTTCATATTCAGCCCGCTGCGCCTCTTCCTTTTCGTCCAGCTTGCGCTGCTGATTCATACGCTGTGACGCAATCCATCTTCCGGTCTGATCCTTCAGCGCAGACGCAGGAATGTTGCTGGGGTTCGGCTCTCCCTCCTCCGGCACAAGGCCGAAAATGCGGCCAATGCCGTCCACAAAGCTATCCAGCGCTGTAGACGCGACAGCTCTCATCCCTTCCATCATCTTTTCCTGCTGCGTCGCCGGGCCTCTGCGGGAAGATTTCAGAGAGCCGGCCGGGATTCGTGCCTGCCGCGCATTCTCTTCCGCTCCCAGGTTCGCAATCTCATCCTGAAGAAGCTGCTGCGCCGTTTTCTTCTCCGTCGCCATCCGCAGAACACCGGCCAGCTCGGCCACCGCGTCCTCCCGGCGGTAGCGGACAGACCGGTTCAGGTCAACCGGCTTGCCGTTCGCGCGGCCTGCGTCCAGCTTGGGCAGGGTTTTGATGTCCAGAATGTCAAAAGCGCCGCTGCCATCGGTGAAGAGCAGGCGTTCCGCCATCTCCTCCCAGGTCTCCAGCGTGCCGTCCTTCTTCGTCTTGCGCTCCAGCTTGCCTTCGGCGACCTTCTCCGCGCGCTTCGCAATCCAGGCGTCCAGATCGGCCTTTTCCTGCTCTGCCTGCTCGGTCACGCTCTCCGCGGCATAAACGCGCTGCCACGCCTTGATCCTGTCGCTGTCGCCGCTGGAGAGCACTTCCTCGCGCGTCCCGTTCAGCCAGTCCATATCGAAATCGTCCCGGTCGAACAGCATCCGCGCATCGTCATCCGTCGATCCGTCGTAATACGGATGCCAGTCCGAGCTGCCGGGCTTCCGGCGCGCAATCTGAAGGCCGGTCGATCCGCTGTCCAGCCGGCCCTTGCCCTGCTGCGCATAGACAGACGCACGGAAATAGTCCCCGCTGTCGTCTCCGTTGCGGGTTGCCCAGATCACGCCGTCCACCGCATCCTGCGAATAGCCAACAGCGCGGTTCAGGGGCGTATACGTGCCCCGCGCGGCCGCTTCATCCATGCCCTGCAGGGTCTTGTATTTGCCCATGTCAATCTTGCCGCGGATTTCCTCATTGGTCAGCCCGCGGCGGGTCCAATAGGCCACTTCCTTCTGCAGCTGCGCCCATTCGCTTTCCGCCTTCCGGGTGGTTTCCTCATCCTTCTGCAGCTGATACAGATCATAGGCAATCCACTGCTCGTTCGTGCCGGTCTTCGCGTTCGGCTTGCCGGGAGTGCCGGTCACATCGGAGGGGATCAAGTGCTGCTGATACCACGCATTCTGGCTGAAGAAGGTATCGTTCACACCGCCGGAAACATCCACACCGCGCGCCTGCAGATCGTCCAGATAGCTCTGGTTCGTCACGCCGCGGTACGGCTGATAATATCCGCTGCCGGGAGTGGAATACAGCCTGTCCGCCTCGGCATAGGCCGCTGCGCGGAGGGTTTCGTCGTTTCCGCTCCTGTCCCAGATCATGGCTTCCAGACCGGCAGGAGAGACAGAATACTGCTTCTGCCTGGTCGGCTGCGCGGGGACGCCTGCCGCAACTTTAGCAAGCGTGTCCTTGACAGAGCTGCGTTTCTGCGGCTCATTGATGCTGCTGAAGTATTGCTTCATGTCATCCGTCATTCTGGACATATCGCATCCCTCCCTGTTACTTCTTCTTCGTCGGCTTGCGGGTGCTCTGCTCGTTGCGCGTTCTGCTCATGCTGTTTATGGCGTTCGTAAGGTCCGTACCCGTCTGCTTCGCCCCGCCGCTGTAATCACGGGTGCTTCCCGTGCCCAGCGTGCCGCCCATCAGGCCGCTCAATACGGGATATGCGCCGCTCGTCGTGTCCGTGCCGGTCACGCCCGCCGTGCCCGCCGTCTCTGCGGAGGAAGAGGACGCGGACGCAGAGGATGTCCCGCCGCCGCTGCCGGCATTCGCGCTCTGCCCCAGCTGATAGAGCTGCATCTGAATCTGATCCGCCGCGCTGTCCGCTGCCACGCGCCGCTCATAGTCCTGATCCCGCAATTCATTCACGCGGGCCGCCACACGGGCTTCATAGTCCGCATCCGCCGCGGCAAGATTCTGCGCAAGCTGACGGGAAAGGAGAGCCCGCTGTCCGGCGATGCTCTGCTCCCGCGCCGTCCGGTCGGCTTCGATGTTTGCCAGCGCCTTGTCGCCCTGCAGGCCGATGTTTGCCAGTGTCGCGTTGTTATAGCTGCTCCGCTGCATGCCGCGCTGCAGAGAATACCGGTCCGCACGGGAGAGCGTCTCCGCGTTCGCCTGCCGCTGCGCTTCGGTCTGCCGTGCATAGCTGTCCGCCAGCCCGTTCAGCTGGTTTGCCAGCGCAAGGTCACTCTCGTCATAGACCTGCTGCGCACTCAGCCGCGCCTGATCCCGCTGCAGGGCATAGGCCGCCTCCGCCTGCGACCGCAGTTCTTCCTCGGTGCGGGGCGTATACTGCCCGCTCCGCAGGCTTGCCGCCAGCGCGTTCACGCTCCCCGGCACACTGTATCCGCCCGCGCCGGGATTCGCTGCCGTGCCGGACGTGCCCGCAGACGAGCTGTATGCCCCTCTGTAGGCGCTCTGGCCTGCCGCCCCGGTATTTCCCCCGGTCTGTCCCGCGGGCGCTCCTGTGGCCGTTTTCGTGCCGTTCGCGGCCGCACCGGCCTGCGCACGGCTCGCTGCCGCCCGCGCGTTGTGCGTCGCAACCAGGTTGTTCACCGCGCCGGCCAGTTCAGACGCAGGGTCTACCGGCGTCGCCGTCACTTTTGCGCCCTGTGCAGTCGCACTGAGCTGCCGTTTCTTGCTGCCTGTGTCCTTCCCCACAAGGTCAAGCAAACTCGCCATGCTGACTCCTCCTTAGTCCTCGTCGTAGGGGCTGAAAGGCTTCTTTGCCGGTCTGCGCGGGTCAATCGCCGCCACCGGCCTTGCCATCGCCATGTATCGCACCGCGTCATAGCAATGGTCTTCCGCGTCCGTGTCGATATCCTCGACCTTGGTTGTGCTGTATGGAAGCGCAGGGAGTGTCCGGATGGTATCCCTGCAGGTGTTGAATACGTACATGCCCGGAAAACCGTCTTTGTCAAAGCGCAGCCGTTCATGCACCTGCATCAGCCCGGAAAGGCGGTTGTTGTCGCCCCTGCGGAAGCTGATGCCGCGCATGTGCCCGTCCGCGTCCAGCATCTGGTCTGCCACGCTGTCGCCGCGGGAGCGGTCAAAGATTGCCGGGTCCGCAATCCGGTCAATGCGGAGATTCTCGCTGATCTCATCCTGCTCACGCTCCAGGATGCCTGTCGCAATCTGTCTGGGCGTGATGTAAATGCCCTTGTTTGGCGTGCCGTCGCAGCCGTACCATTCCTTGTACATGTACAGGCGCCCCGCCGGATCGCTGGCCCACCATTGCGCCACAAACGGTTTGCTGTAACCATGGTCGAATGACATATACCGCGGCCAGTGCAGCGGAATCTGGAACGGCTTGATGACGTGCGTCCATTTCCGGTCTTCATAGTGTTCAGGATCATCCCGCCATTCGGTGAAGACCTGTCCTTCAAAGGCGTCCCAGTGCCCGTAAAGAAGCGCGTCCCGCAGGGCTTTCGGCTTGCGCTCCAGCTCAAAGATGTAATCGTCCGTAATATACGGATTGTCTGTCGCCAGCGCCGGGATGTACTGCGTCGTGAAGGTTTTTGTGCGGTTCAGCGTTTTGCTCGTTTCTGTCTTTTTGACAAGGCTGCCATACGGCCCCGCGTCCACAAACATGGCCTTCACCCAGCCGTGACCGATGTTTCCGGGGTTGCTCGCGCACCGGACAACAGGCTCAATGCCCAGGCTTCTCTTTGCGCGCAGACGGGTTTTCAGGAAGTTGTAGATTTCCAGCTCGAAGGAAGTCAGCTCGTCAATGTACAGCCAGTGGATTTCCGCGCCGGCATAGTTGTACATGTCCTGCACGGAAGAGCAGTGCCGGAAGTGAATCACGCTGCCGTTCTTCAGCTCAAAGTCATGCCTGCCCACGTTGTACTTGCCCAGTTCCTTTGGATAGCTTGCCTTTGCCTCTTTTATCAGCGTGTCTTCCAGTTCTGTGTAGGTCCGGCGGAACATATAGGCGTGCGTGCCGGGGAAGGTCAGACACCGCGCAAGCGCGTCCATCACAATGGCCTTGCTCTTCCCTCCGCCGGCCGCTCCGCCGTAAAGCACCTCGTTTGCCCTTGTCGTGTGAAATAGCACCTGTTTGGGTGTTGGCGTATACCCGATTTCTACTGTGCTCAATCCACATCACCGTCCGCCGTCGGCGCAGGCATGGCCGGCTGCGGCATGGAGCCGAAGGACACCATGACCGTTGTCGCCGTATCCTTGTCCATGCTGCGCACAAAGTCCAGAATCCTGCTCGCCGCATTCTGCCTGATCCACGGGTTGTCATCATCCAGCTGTTCCCGCAGGACCATGGCTGCCTTGCTGGATGCCTGCACCATCAGCGTCATGGCATGATCCTTCTGCAGCTGCTTGATGTCGTCCCGCGCAAGCACCCGGCGCACCTGAGATACGGACAGGCTGATTTTCCCCGCGATTTCCGCCGCTGTATAGCCCTCAAAGGATAGCTCCGCGATTTGCACATCCCTGCGTTTCAGCGCGCTGACCGTTGCAAACTGCTGACCTTTAGCCACTATGCCGTCCTTTCCCAGGCCGTCGCGCCGGTCTCTGCCACCGTCAGCTGATTCCATGTCCCGCCGACCGCCGGCGCGCTGCCCGTTGTCCACATCACGCTGCCAACCGGCCACACCCTGTCCAGCAGGCCGTTTGTCAACGCGTCCAAATCTGTCCGGAGAAGCGCCTGCGCGCTGGTCAGAGCCCCGATGTTGCTCTCCGCCGTGCTCATTCGGCTCTTCAGGCCGCTGATCGCGCCCTCCGCCGTGTCCATGCGGGATTCAAGTGCCAGAATTTCCAGCTCATCATCTGCCAGCTTGTCGCCCAGCTCCACATAGACAGGGTTCTCGGAAATGTCGATGTCTTTCCCGATGCCGTCCGCCAGCTTCCGCAGGGTGACAGCGCCGTCCGCCATGGTCCGCGTGTTCACGGATGCCGTTGCCAGCATGACATTCGTCAGCTTCCGGGCGAACAGCGTGTCGAACAGCTCCATCAGCCCTGCGTGATAGCGCCTCTCTTCCTCGTTCCACTTCTGCGGCACCGCGGGCTGCGGATAGCCGTATCCGGTTGAAACGTTGTCTCTCATGCTCACCTCACGGATACACGTTGAAGAATTTCGGGGATCCCTTTGTGAAGGTCATCGCTCCCGTCTCGGTATCCACCGTGACGCTGCCCGCAAGATCCTTGCACTTCTGCAGGCATTGCTGGAAATTCCGCAGGAATTCCTGCCCGCGGCTCTGCTTCTGCGGATTGCCGTTGCGGTACAGAAGATAGGTCGCATAATCGCTGATCGGGAAGTGCGTCCATTGCGGGACCTTCGGCACAGTCTGGTCGTCCTCGCCCTCCTTCAGCGTCGGGAAGGCCGGAATGTCGTCCAGATGGTATCCCGTCAGCGCGTGCAGCACCTGGTCATAGCCGTCATTCACATAGGCGTCCACATGCGGGGCATAGTCCTCGTAATCGTCCCAGTCCGCGTTGTACTGGAAGATTGCCCGCTGCATCATCTCCTGAAAGGTCATCGGAGTGCCCTCCTCTCATTCCTCGTCTTCCGGATCGGGAGGCACATACTGCGCCACGGCCGCCCCGGCGGCGTCTGCCAGGCCCTCGCCGATGATGTACGCCACGACGGCAGCGCCGGCCATGATGATGGCAGCCACCTGCGCGGCGGTCTCCTCCGTGCCGTGGAAGGCCACGATCAGCATCGTCACGAACTCCGCGATGGCCGTCCAGAACTTGCGGCTGGTCAGTTTGGCCCTCCAATTGATTTCAGTCATGGTGTTCTCCTCTCTCCGGCATTGCGCCGGTTTCTCTGTCAAGGCGTTCTTTCGCCGTCCTGTAGTATTCCGGGTCAATCTCAAAGCCAACGTATTCCAGCCCCGCTTTGCTGGCTGCAATGAGACTCGATGCGCTGCCGACATGGGTGTCAAGGACCTTGTACCCGGGCTTCGCCCATTTCCCGAAAATCCAGGCGTACAGCTCCACCGGCTTCTGTGTCGGATGAATCTTTCCGCCCCTCGTGTTCCCCATTCGGAAGATTGCTGCCGGCTTGTCAAAGCTCGTCCATGCCATTTCTACCTGTGAGAAATTCTCCCATGGCTGCTTTTTGTCCCAGACAATGATTCCTCTGGTGGGCGGAAGGGGAAAGTAGTTTCCGCCCCAGATGATCTGATTGCGCGATACACGGAACAGCTCCTTGAAGTATTCCTCCGTCGGGATTGCCCTGTCCCAGTTGCAGTCTGACCGGTTGAGGATTCTGTTTTTCAATTTTTCCCCCCCCTGGTTCAGTCTGCCCTTGCGCAGATTATAGGCCGTGCCGTAGCGCTTTTTGTCTTTGCTTGCCCCGGATCCCATGTTGAACATGGGCGCATTGATTCCATACGGCGGGTCTACCACAGCCAGGTCAAAGTATCCGTCCGGAAATTGTTTCATTCCTTCCATGCAGTCCTGGTTGTAGAAACCAAAGTCAAGCATTTCTCTCCTTCTCCGGCGCAAAGGCCGGCAGCTGTCGTGTCTGCGATACAATATCCGTCACTGTGCCGTTCCCGCCCAGTGCGTGATAGCTTTCATACATGTCGTTGATGGCGTCCCGCAGCCGTGCTCCGCACCAGCCGTCGTTCATCGCGCGCTCGCATTGCGTCACGATCTGTGATTTCAGCAGGCTCCGCATGCCGTTCCGCAGCGCTTCGTTCTCTGCCTGCTGCTGCTTCACCCTGCCGCTCATGCGCTTCACCGCCCATGTCAGCACCGCAATGAGCAGGCCGAATACCCACTCCACCCAGTACCGCGCAATCCACTCAGGCATTGGAATCCCCTTCTCTCTCAATAATGGCCTCCGGCCAGTCGTTCTTGACCGCCTGCGCCTGCTTTGCCGTCAGGCCGCGCAGGGTCGCCACATAGGTCTCTTCGTCCATCACGGCCACGGCCCTGTCCAGCGCCGCCCAGGTCATCGGGCCGATCACGCCGTCGGCGGTCAGCCCTCTGGACGCCTGGAAGGCCCGCACGGCGGCGAGCGTCCTTCCGCCGAAAACGCCGTCGGCCTGCCCCGCGCCCAGATAGCCGCACTCGATGAGCAATTCTTGCGCTTCCATGACCAGCGCCCCTGTGTTCCCCTGCCGGATCGTCAGCCGCACCGGCTGCGGGTTGTCGCCCTTCTCTCCGCTGTAGTCCACCATGGCCAGCTCCCCCCAGTCGTGCCAATGGCTCAGATGTGATGTGGTGACGCCGTATTGCGTGCCCTTCGCCTCCACGCAGACGCCGTTTCCCACGTAGACGCCCACGTGATGCCAGGGCTTCTGCGGGTTGCTCTTCGCGTCGTAGAGGAAGACAAGCGTTCCCGGCTTGATCGGCTTCCCGTCGTCCCGCACGCCGCTCTTCAGATTGCCCGTTGCCTTGCACTTCCCGTGCTGCAGGGAGGAGGAGTGCGGCAGCGCCACGCCCAGCTGGCTCATGGCCCACTTGACAAGGCCGCTGCAGTCGCACACCCGCCGCCCGATCCATTTCGCGCCATAGAGCTTTGTCTGCCGACGCTTCGGCGCTGCACGCTGCTGCAGGGCGGCCGTCCAGACAATGCCCGCGTAGCCATAGATGTAGCCCCACTTCTCGTTCAGCGGGATCATGACCATTTCCACAAAGGCCGCCGCCGGCACCATTGGAATCACCTCCCCGGCAGATTTCGATGCACGCGCGCATTGACTTTGTTTGCCCCGATGCACGCGTGCATCCCCGTGCGTTACGTGTCCTTCTTCACCGTCACGGCATAGCTGAAGCGTTCAGGAGTTCGCGTGTTGATGACAAGCCACTTTGCGCCGCTCGGCGGGTCCAGGCGCAAGCTGTACAGGTTCGCGCCAGACGCGGCATTGCTGATAACGGTTCCGTTGTCCGCAATGAAAGCCCATGTTCTCGGCGCAATGCCTCCGCGCGCGCTGATGATGTAGCTCTCATAGCTCGTCTTCGCCGGATCAAACCTGTCCGCCACGGCCTGCGAGACGTCCCGCAGGATATAGTTCATGCCTGCCGCGTTCGGGTCCGTCGCCGTTGTCACGATGTTCGTCACGTCCGCCGTCGTGCCAGATGTGCGGATGTAACAATCCGTTCCCGTCGGCCACAGCACCTCGCGCTCCCAGCCTGCGTCGCTGTTGATCCACCTGGACACATTGTCCGCCCTTGCCACGAACGTCCCGTAATCCGTCTCATAGATGGCGTTGAAGTAGTTGTAGTAGTACCGCTTGCCCAGGTATTCAATGACATTGGCAACCGTCAGCGTCCCGCCCGTGTATTCCTCCGGCAGATGCGTCAGGTTCACTCGGTAGTTTTCATAGCCCTCCTCACCGCTGCCGGAATACGGAACGATGATCGTCTCGTATTCGCCCGTGTCCGGGTTGAAGATGGTCTCCGTCGTCACTTCCGGCAGGTCTTCCTCGTTCGTGCTCTTGTATACGCACATCACGTAGCGCACCTTTTCCGGATTCTGCAGGGTGATGCTCACCGCGCCTGTTTCCTGGTTGATTTCCTGCCGCGCGTCGGGGTTTGCGGCCACATAGAAGGACTCCTGCGCAGTTTCCTGATTGTCCGGGATCAGCGTGTAATAGCCAGGCCCGTAGCGGTTGATGTCGTCGATCATGTCAATCGCCGTCAGCTCGTGATCTCCGAATGTCACCCGCGGCCGGCTGCTGATGGTGATGGTCTCCACCAGCGTCCCGTCCTTGTATACCCGGATGCTGGTCATGGTCTCGTCGCCGATGGTGACATACAGCGCGTCGTCGCCCATGCAGTACACACTGTTTCTTCCCCGGTTGCACATGAGCGTCCCAGGCGTGTAGTCCGTATTCAGGCTCCACACGTCCCTCATCCTGCGCCAGCGGTCCGGAGAGAGCCGCGCCACAAGGTTGAAGTACGGATACAGTGGTTCTGACTTGCTGTACTCCATGTTGATGCTGTCATACGGCGCGGCCAGCCAGCCGTAGCGATACCGCCACATGGGCATGTAGCTTTCCAGGAATTCGATGCAAACGATCTCATTGTTGATGCTGATGATGTCCGTCACCATCATCACGTGCCAGTCGTTGTCCTCATTATTCCGGCCGTACACCCAGTCGCCGATCTCCAGCTGATTTGCCTGCTCCTTCGCGTTCCAGTCGCGGATCAGCGTGAATCCCTGCCAGCCGTCCTCCTCCCTGTAGAACGGCGCAGCCGGCGCATACCATTCAAGCCCTGCCAGCAGGAAGGGAAGATTGCCGCAGACACCGCCGATGCCCTTCCCCGTTGTGCCGGATGTCGCCCATTCGCCGATGTAGAAATTGGAATTCGGGTTCTGCATCGCCGTTGCCACGCTCTCCGCGCTCAGATTGACCAGCGGCACATTCGCGATCTGACCCCCGCCGTACATGCCAAGCGTCGGCGTCTTCATGGGCAGCATTCTCGTCTGCTTCGGCGTCCAGTTGCCCCTGTACTTGTAGGCCATGGTGTCCGGGAAGGTCGTTGTCTTCAGCGTCCGGATGTTCTCCGCAAGGATGGAATTGCCGGTCGTCGCGTGCTGGATGATGACATGCCCGTAATACGCAACGTACACATTGTCCAGGATGTCGTCATACAGTCTGAATCCGCCGACGGTCTCCTCGTCCCTCGCGATGGTACTTGCGCTGATGACCGGCGTATACGGCGCGCGGATGGCCACAATGGCATAGCCGGTCTTTCCGTATTCGCTCAGGTCGATGTCCGTCACGCCCGTTGCCGCTGTAGAGAGAAGATTCCGGCCGCAGATGCTGGCCACAAGGTGGTTGTCCTTGTTGTACACATATTTCCCGGCGGTCTCGTCCCAGTCCGCCGCGTTGTACTCGTCCCCGTCGTACACCCAGGCGCACATGCTGTACTTCGCGCTGCAGCTGATGCGCTTTGCGTCCCGCAGCCGGATCACCGTGCCCATCATCACCTGCGGCGTGATGTAGCTCCCCGCCGCGTGAATCCAGAAGGTCGGCATCAGCTGATATGTCGTGTCCGCCGGGTCCGTCTTCACCGCTTTCAACGTAATGGGGGAAAGGTTGGTCAGCCGGCCGCCGTTCCCGCCGGCATTGCCGCAGTAAATCCGCGGTTTCGTGTCCATGTTCCCCAGCGCCCTGATGGTGAAATACACACCCTCCGCATAGGGGTAATACATGCCGTTCCGCGTGACATACGGCTGCGGGTTCTCCGCCTCCCAGTCCACGGCCGCAGCGCTGTAATCCGTCGCAGGGATCAGCGCTCCGTCCGCGTCCTTCTTGAAGAAGAACGCCTGATAGGTCGTGTTCTCGCTGTCCGCCCTGCTCAGATAGATTTCAATGCCGCTCTTCGGCATCTTCCAGACGTTCGTCACCCGGCCCGTTCCCGCGTTTTGCAGGCCGAATGCGTCATAGCCGACGGCCACATTGTTGTACCATTCCGGCTCCATCTCGTGCGGCTCGTCCTCCTGGTCCTCAGCCGGCATGTATTCGGTCATGCGCACATAGCCGCCCTCGTCCGGCAGAATGTCCAGCTCCGTCCCGTTCTCCGTCTTGCCAATGGTCAGCGCGATTTGCAGACCTTCCTTCACCGTCAGCACAAACCGCACCGCTTCCGGATACACATTGCCGCCGTATGACTTGTAGCTGTCGTTGTACTTCGCCAGCAGAATGCACTTGTATCCTTCCGGCATCTGCACAAAGTAGCTTCCCGGCGTCAGCGTCAGCCAGTCCGTTCTGATGCGCTTGCTGGTCGAATACTTCGTGTATGGCGTGTTCGCCGTGCTCCAGCCGCCCTGCTCAAAGGTCAGCGGCTTCTTTGCGCCGATGTCCAGCGCCTCCGCCGCCCGCTGCGCAAGGTCGCTGGTCTCCGAGTAGTCCGCCGGAATGCTCGCCAGCACTTCCGCACCCTTCGCTGCCACGGCCGCCCGCTGCCCGCTGCCCTCTTCCTGGATGCCCGCAATCATTCCGTCATACGCAGCCGCCGCGCCGTCCGCCGCTTCCTCCACGTATTCCTTTGCCTGCACCGCAGCATCCGATGCCGCAAGCACCTGGTTTGCCCATTCCTCGAAAGGATCCGGCACTTCGCCGTCGCTGCCGCTGACGCTGTTCTCCACGCTGGTGGGGAGCACCCGGCTTTTCAGCACCATGCCGGTATCCGGATTGATGGCGCGCACTTCGGCATAGCCGATGCCTTCAATGGCCGTGTCTGCCGCGCTGGGCGTCCAGGTCAGGATGCCGTCCTCATAGCTGGTCACAACGGGATACGGATACACCTCGTTGTAACGCTTGAACAGGATGTGAAAGCTGGCCTCCGGGAATTTCTCTGCCCAGTCTGTCACATCCAGCTGAATGTCACGCGCGATGTTCTCCCCCTGCACACCGATCTGCAGGTAGAACACCTTGTCAATTTTCGGAATGTCTGCCATTCGTTCCACCTCTCAATCGGGGTCCAGTTCCATGTCGATCTTGATGCCGCCGTCAATCCGGAAGGGAACGGCGGTTGTCGATCCGATTTCCAGCCGGAAGAAGCGGCCCTGCACGTTCATATGGACGCGCATGGTTTTGTGGTTCGGCTTGACGGTGATGAATTTCTTTTTCAGCTTCTTCTCCGTCCGCAGGCCGAGATACATCTCAAAGGACGTTTCGGCTTCCGCAAGGAAGTACACGGTGAACGTGCTCTTCACGCTGCTCTTGATGCCCAAATCCTGCCACGCGCCCACCCAGTGGACAAACAGGGGCTTGCCCTTGCTGTCGTCCATTTCAAAGACCTGTCCGGGGGTGTAATTGCTCGTGTAGAAGACACGGTTATCATTCGATGCGAAAGAGCCCACATAGATTTCCTTGCGCAGCGCGAATGTGCCCTCATGCGTGTCGTATTCCAGCACGGCATTGCAGTAGTTCGTTTCCCCCAGCGGAAGCGCGAGACAGTACACGCGCCCGCGCATGGCGGCCTTGCACAGATTGACCTTCTCCCAGTTCATCTGCTTCTGGAAGATGTTCCGCACAACATCCTGCTGAAAGGGGGAGACCTGATTGCCGTCGTAGCGCATCAGCCCGCCCCAGCCCAGCATCAGCACATAGCCGGAGTAGGGAACGACCGTGTTCTCCGCCACCGTGCCGCCGCCGTAGAGCTGCCGGATGACGAATTCGCCGGGGTTCGTGCCGTAAATCCGCCATACGCCGTTCTTCTTGAAGCACAGGAGATAGCTGCCGCTCTGCTTCAGGCTGACAAAGCTGTCTCCGTCCCACGACGGCTGCATGATCTCGCCTGCTCCGTCCTCCGGAATCTCGCTGTTCTGCTCCCAGTCAAACGGATCATACGGCGCGGAGTAGACCAGAGAATCCGGCATGTCGGGAATGCCGGCGCCCCAGATTCGCTCATTGAAGCGCGCCAGAACGCCGAATTTATACGGTGTCACCACGGCTTCCACATGCAGGTCATTCCCGTAGAGGCAGAACATGCCGTCGTCCGCGTTGGACAGGAGAAGAACGTCCACCGGAGCCGTGCTACCCGCCGGGTTGACCTCATAGGTCACATAGTCGAAATCATTGTTCACAAAGCCGTCATATCTCAGCTGCCATTCGTCGCTGCCGTCCATGGTCTTTGTGTACAGCGCACCGCCGGCCACGGCGGCAAGGATGTCCTTCTCGCCCTCTCCCGCGTAATACCGGCGGTTCAGCACGCAAAGGGTCTCAATGGGGGATGGAAGCGTCTGTGCCAGCGGCACGCCCTCCCGCATCTGCTGGAACACGCCGCCGGTTACGAGCACATTTTCCATCTCCCGCGCATAGCGCAGGCTCATGTTGTACCCGTCCCCGCTCTGGTTCAGGCCCGCAAACGACGGGATGTCCACGCTTGTGTCATACAGTACCGGCATTGTGCTCCCCCTCGCTTACAGGTTCGGGAAGCGCCCGCTGTTGTGCAGGATTTCAAAGGCCCACACGGGAATTTCCACCGTCACGCCGCGCTGAATAATCAGCGGATGATTGTGGTTCTTGCCGTCCAGCTGCACGGTGACGGTCTGATCCACGCTGCCGGGCTTGTCCTCTTCCAGTTTCGGCAGGAACACGCGCACCAGCTCTTCAGAAACGTCAATCTTCTTGTTCTTCACGCTCTCAGCCATGGTTTTCATCCTTTCTTTGAAAAGGCCGGGGGAAGACGCTCATGCCTTCCCCCGGCTGCACCGGTTTAGGCGCTCACGGTGTGCTCGATACGGACGCCGAACGCATCCTGCAGGATGGTGTACGCAAGGCCCTTGATCTTGTAGGCAATCGTGCCGCGCTGATCGTAGGGGTCATCGCTGCCGGAAGAGCCCAGCGGCTTGATGATGATGCGCACATTGTGGCCGGTCCCGCCCAGGCTGACGCCGCCGGCGAAATCCTGGCCATACACGACGGTGGCGCGCAGGTCCACGCCGGAAGCACCGGCCGCCTGGGGCGTGATGGTGGTGCTGGAAGTCGGAGTCGTGCCGGGAGCCCAGCGCAGCTTGACGGTCGCCTTGCCGGCCGCACCGGCGGTCGCGAACTCGATGTACGCCAGCTCGCTGCCCAGGGTCACCATTTTGCCCGCCAGCTGACGGCAGACATACTCGTTCATGGCCTCGGCCACGGTCACGGTCAGATGGTCAGCGTCCCACGCGCTCACGGTCAGAGAGCTGATGGCGGTGCTGGTGGTCATCGTGCTGTCCTGATAGGCCAGATACTGCTCGGTCACGTACCTCTTGCCCTCGGTGGTCTTGAAGAACTTGACGCCGGCCATGATGCCCAGCTCGCCTGTCTCCACCTTGCGCTTGTCCTGGTACTTCGCCACGTCGATCCACATCGGATCGCTGGTCAGGTCGAACTCGGTGTCCGGGTCGATGTTGGCATGGAAGTAGCCGTCGGAGAAGCGCTGCGCATTGTTGTTCTCCAGCATGCGCACGGCGCGCTTCAGGTCGTTGTAGGTCAGCTTGTCCGCCGCCGTCACAGCCGCGCGGCTCGCCCTGCCGCCCGCATAGAGCACCTGCGTGCCGCTGCACTTGGCCTCGCGGGCCAGCGCGTCAATGGACAGGCGAGCCTGGTTGCTCAGAAGCGTGTTCGCCTCACGATGCAGGTTGTCGATGTGGTACAGATCCAGCTCGTCGGTGAACTCGATGTGCTCGCCGTAGGGCTTGATCGTCACCCACATGTCGGTCTGACGGAGCTTCTGGCCGGGCTTGGTGACGCCCTCTTCCAGGGGCTGCGTGCTGGCGGCAAACGGCACCATGCGGCGGAACTGCACGCGGCGGCCGTTGTTCGGGGGAAGGGGACGCATCTGCATGTCGCGCGCCCAGATCAGGTTGGGCATCACGTTGCGTAGCAGCGCCCGCTCGTGATAGTCAACTACACCGGGCGCAATGCCCGCGTCGTAGCTATGGTTGATGTTTTCATAAGCCATGGTTCATGCTCCTTTGCTGTTACCGGCGCATGTCGATTGACACGCCCTGCTCCAGCCGAGACTGCAGACGGTCGAACTCCTCGTCGGAGAGATCACCGATTCCCCGCGTCTGCGCTCCTCCGGCATAGCTCCCGCGCACAGCCGGCGGCGCCTGTCTGGCTTTTCTTCCGCCGCCGCCGTATTCGCGGGCAATGTCGAAGAAGTCAATCTCCCCATCGGCCACCCGCTTGCGGAGGCTCGCGTCCCCGTTGAAGATGGCCATGACATCCGGTCCGCCCATTCTTTCAATCTGCTGGGCTTGTGTGAAAAGCTCCTTTGCGCGGTCTTCCACACTGCGCTGCGGCTGACTCTCAGCCGGTTCCTGCGCCGTGAAGCGCCCCTGCGCGTCCCGCGGGCGCGTGTCGGCCGCCTTGGGGGCAAGCCCGCGCTCCGCCCGCAGCACCCGCATCGCGAAGTCTTCCGAAATGTGCTCTTTCGCGGCCAGCTTCTTGGCCTCGTCACGCAGCTCATATTCGGTCAGCTTCTGCAGGCGTTCTTCATACTGCGCCTTTTCGGCCTGCCAGGCCGCCTGCGCCTCGCTCTGCCCGCGCTCGTAGCCTTTCCGTTCGCTTTCCAGCAGACGGCCCTTGATGCCGCCGCTGGGCTTTGTCCCGCCTTCCTTCGGCGCCTCATGTTCCGCGGGCTCCTGGGGCGCATCGCCCTCCCCCGCTTCCATCAGCGCTTCCGTCAGACCAATGCTTCCATCCTGCTGGGTCTCAGCCTGTACCGCGTCGTCCGGCACGCTCTGAAACTCATCCAACCCGACCGTGGTTTCCAGATCCGGCATGAAATCCTCCTTGCCGTATATGCTTCACAGGGCGTCCCCTGTATCAGCCAGTAGTGAATGAGGCATTCTGAAGGTCTTCCACATCTTTGCTCATCGCCTCGGAATAAGCATCCAGCGTGGTCTGCATGTCCGCGTTGCGTGCAGTCAGCTCTTCATTCTGCGTCTGAAGCTGCTGCATCATCTCCCGCTGCGTGTCCAATTCGTCCAGCACGGGGAGAAGTTTTTCCTTGCCGTCCACCGTCAGCAGACGGAACAGCACGGACAGCGGGAAATTCTGCTGCGCCTGCGCGGCCATGGAATAAGCCTGCAGGATCAGGTCGTTCTGCGCCTGAATCCTCGTCGGATTCTTGCGCTGAATCTGAATCCGCACAACATACGGCGGCGGAGCCAGATGCCCTTTCTGCCGCTTGCCCATCAGGTGTTCCGCGGAGAGCGTCAGCGGAATCAGCTCGTTGTTTTCACCGACCACAAGCGCCGTGCGCTCCTCTGTGTAGAACTCGGCCACCAGCCAGAGGATTTGCTCGACGATGTTCTTGTAGCCGGAGGACAGGGCGTTCGTGCGCAGGCGCGTGATCTTGCCGCCGGCCTCCTGCAGCGCGCTGATGGCGCTTGCGGCCGTGATGCCGCCGGTCACCTCGCCGCGGGCGAACTGGTTCTGACCGCTGTCCTGCTTCATGTCGTTCTGGAAGCTGTACATCTGCTGGCTTGCCAGTGACGTGAACGGTTTGGTTTCCAGCCAGCGGACGTCCTCATCAGTCACGCTGTCGCCCTCGATGATGTTCGTTGACCAGTCCGCCAGCTGATTGCGGTCAATGCCGTTGTTCTTGCGGACAAGCATGCGCGCCTTGCTGGAATAGCGCAGGTTGACGTCGATATAGTGCGCATAGCGGTTGATGTAGCGCATCATGGGCGTCAGCTCGGCCACCATACCTTCACCGACCGGCAGGCCGTCAATGGGCGTCATCACATCGAACTGGAACGGGTACAGGCCGTGCGCATACACGTCCGTGTACACGTCCAGCAGCGCCCCGCCGGCCAGATAGGCCACGTTGATGGTGTACCGCCGCTTCCTCGCGTCATACCGGCGATACCAGTATTCCATCAGCAGCGCGCGCCCTTCCTGCTGGTCAATCAGCGCGCCGAAGCTGTCAGGCTCGGCAACGTGATTGTGGCTCGCTGCCTCATCGCCGATGTACTGCGCCTTGTCCGGATAGTGCTCCGTATACCAGGACAGCGGATGCCAGGACAGCTTCATGATCGCCCGGGCCTGCTGAATGTCCTCGCCGGTCTGCGGGTCCCAGATCATGTTTTCCAGCGGGACGCGGATCATGGCCACATTGCCCTTGCCTCTGTCCATGTCCTCGTCCCAGATGACCTGTGTGACCGCCGTCCCGGCAATCAGGAAATCCTCTGCGCGTCTGCGGAAGAAGGTCTCGCCGTCGTTCTGTTCAACGATGAACTCAACAACACGGGTCATCTCGTCCGCCACGCTCTGCACTTCAGGCCGCTGCGGAAGCATCAAAGCCTCCGGAGTGTTGTCCACCTGGTCTGCAACGCAGTTGTTCAGCGTGCTCTTCAGCGTCTGGAGCTGCAGCGCCTTTTCCTGCTCCGGTGTTCCGGGCAAGTCCTGCTCCGGATCCTTCAGCCGGAAGACAAGCCGCGCCTGTCTCGCCGCCTCGTGATAAATCCGGCAGTCCTGCTCCCACACGTCCAGCCGTCCGTAAGCCTCGTCGCGCAGCTTCCTCTCGTCCTCGGAAAGCACCTGGTCCTTCAGGTATTCAAGCGGTTCAGCAGCGCCTTCATCCAGGGCTTTCTTCTCTTCCTCCAACATTCATCACCTCTTTCCCGTCCGAACATACTTCCTCGCCCACATTGTAATTGTCTAAACCGTTTATGTCAAGTTTTCATTGCTTATGCGTAGATTGTTACTTGTCATTTCGTGTAATGAAATATATTTCTTCTCATGAAACGAAGTGAAGCAAAAAATTCGGGAAAAGCCTTGCAAATCAACGGTTTTCGCCTGTACCCAAACACCCCGCCGTTTTTCGCATGTCTTTCATCAGTCGAACAAAACTGTAATGACAAAAGCACACAAATGCGCTGAAAGAAACAGGAAATTGTCTGCATCAAAAAAAGCGCACAATCTCGTGTGCCGTCAAGATCGCCCTTGTCTCGCGTAAAGTAATCTTAAGATAGTCTTAAGTTAGTCTTATGTTCACAAAGAAAGAAAAGAAAGTAAGCAAAGAAAAGAAAGAAACAGCTTAGCTTTTTGTTAGCTTAATCTTGCTTAAAGCGTTATCTGTCAACAATTCTTAGCTTCTTTCTTGCTTTTCTTTTCTTTACTCCCCTTATACTTTATGCTGGGTAGTATGAGTATGTGTAAAGGGAGAACATAGGCAAGAGACGTATACTACTTTCTATCCCCCCCTATAGTAGCATATGGCATAGTAGGATCAGCACAAGAAAAGAAAGCTATATAGCAGCATGACAAAGAAGGAAAGCAAGAAGAAAAGAGATATGCTTTACCTGGATTAGCTGTAGCATTCTCTCTATACTCCCCTTCCCCTACTCTTTCTTTAGGGTTGAGGCTATAGGATCGTATCAAGCTATAGGATCGTATCACATCATAGGAATGTATCTGCTGATAACAGCTATCTTCACCAGCTGTAATATCTTCATCAGCTGTATTAGCGCAAAAGGGAAATTGCGTATGATTTCATACATATCGAAAAGCAGAGGCAAAGAGAGCGCCTTTACAAAGCTGTTGCAATGCGCTGTTCCTTCATCTTATGCAGAAGACAAAAGCAACACGGCAGCGCGCGCAGCTGATCGCCCAGGAAGACGGGCAGCAGACAGGCAGCGCGCCCAGGATCGCCGGCCGGACCTATCAGCCGCAGCAGATCGCCGGCCGTTCTTCCTCTTCTGCGGGATCTTCCACGCTGGCCAGCGCCCAGGCCCGGCCCGTCAGCCGTCGCCCTGGTCGCCGTCTTCCTCTTCTTCCGGTCGCGCCTTCCATTCTTCCGGCGTCAAGTGCAGATCAGCGCAGACAAGGGCAGCAACATAACCATTCACGGAGAGCCCGCGCCCAGCGGCAGCGCGTCGGACCGTTTCGCGTCTTCCCTTTGGAACCTCCAGCAGAATTCTATCATATGCCTTTTTCTTGTATCGCTGTGTTGCTTTCATTTGTGCCTTTGAAACTGGCATAGAATCACCCCCAGGACAATTATATCATCATGTGCTTATACCGTCAATTTGTCGTGTTTGGTAGAAGAATAAGCATAGCCATATAGGCCGAAAACGCTTGTGTTTCAATGCTTTTGACGAAAGTTTGCAAAAACCAAAATTTCCATCTTGATTTTTTATAGGCATAGGCTTATACTATAGTCAGCCGCCGGGGAAAGGAACCGGCGCAGAACCGCCACCCGATGCCACCCGAAAGAAAGGAGATCCACCACATGAAAACCACCCGCAAACGCTGCTACTTCATCCAGCCGAATTGGTACGGCGAATGGTCCGTGTTCCTGGAGGGCTGCAAGCTCTCTCTCGCCTGCTTTGAGAAATACGACGACGCGGTTAACTGGATTAAGGCCAGGGCCGCCGCCTAATTCCGCCCGATGAGAGCCGGACGGCAACCGGCCGAAACGGTCCGCACCCTGCGGGCCGTCGCGGAAAGCCATTATCCGCAGCGCCACAGACACGAAAGGAGACACCACAATGTCAACCAACAACACCACCACCACCCGCCGCGAAATTCTCCCCGTTGAGTCTCTCCGGATCCTGGCCGACGCCATCGGCCGGCAGGACGAAATCCGCGTGAAGGAATGCCAGGACGAATGGGGCAGCCCCTACATCCACCGCGCGCCCACCGCTGCCGAATCCGCCGCGCTGGCCTCCGTCGCCTTCTCCGCGCTGCTGGCCATCAACTGGGCGGACCGTGACGAAGACCGCGACAGGGCGCAGCGCCAGGCGTTCAAGGACGGCGCCGAAAGCGCGATTGACCAGCTGATCCCCGGCATCAACGGCTACGATTCCATGTATTGCCCCCTCTGGGCGCTGATTGACTCCTGGCCTCTCCGCCGTGAGTCCGACGCCGCGCCGACCGTCTCTCTGCTGAAGATCGCATAACAGCCGAAACCGGGCCGCGCGCCCGGTCCGCCGGGGATCGCCTCCCGGCGCTGATGATGGCAGGCGATTCACCACACAACCACCGAAAGGAGAACAACACCATGAAGACCACCACCACCCCGCGCCCCTATGAGGACGCCGCCCGGATCGTTGAGCACAATTACCGTGCGGCACACGTCGAAACGATGGCCGCGCTGCTGCTGGGCCTGCGGAAAGATCGCAGCGCCTGGGGCAAGGGCGTCACCGAGTACGCCGAAGAGCTGATTGAAGGGCTCTGCACCTGGGCTGTGCGCGATATCGTCAACCCGTCCATTGTCCGCCGCGACTTGCTGGGCGGTGCGCGCGATTGGCACGACTTCAGCTGGGGCGGCTGCTCGCTCATCTACAACCGCGACATTGCCGAGCGTCTCTGCACCCCTTCCGAGCTGATGAGGACGAAAGGCGGCGCCCGCCGGCCGAATTCCCGCGAAGAATGGCTCGACGTCCAGGCCCGCGCGCTCTGGCAGGCAGCGGACCGCGCCGAAAAGGCGATCAAAACGGCCGTGCTGCTGCTGGCTGACCTGGCCGAGAATCACGCCGCCGAGGCTGACGGCCTCCGCCTTGTGGACGTCGCCGGCACGCTCTACCACCTCACCCCGGACGGCTGGCAGGCGCTGGCCGCGTAACAGGCAGGACCGCCCGCCCGCGGGCATTGTACGCGGGCAGGAGATGGACCACATGAAGAAGACGATCACCGCGGCCGTGCTGCTGTTGCTGGCCGCTCTGCTCTTCCTGGCCGGCCGCGCCTCTGGGATCCGGCACGCGCTGGAAGATTCCGAAATCTGGACCGTGGAGATATACGACCCGGAGAACCCCGCCGAGCAGGAGATTTATATAGACCTGGACGGGGAAACCTACGTTCACACCATCATTCAGTGCTGACAGGAGGCAGAACAATGCAGCGCATTCCCGAGCCCTCCGACCCCTGGTATCTGCAGGAGCTGACGCCGGCCGGACAGTTCGCCGCCGGCGCGCTGGCTGGCCTGCTGCTCTTTGCCCTCTTCCTGGCCGGAATCCTGGCCGGCTGACCTTGCGCCCCTGGCTATTCTGTGATACACTTACACCACAACCGCGAAAGGAGACACCACACCATGAAGACCTACAAAGACGGCTGGCACACCATCAGCGGATACAAAGTGTACATCGAAGGCGGCACGATCCGCCGCGCCCTCTCTCCGGACGCGCAGCGCCCCTTGTACGTCTACCGCAAGAGCCGCCGCGGCGGCTGGGACCTGGAAGAGAAGATCACCCCGGACGCCTTCCGCGCCGGCCTCCTCCGCGAGACGATCACCCTGCGCTGACCCGCGCGACCTGCAGCCCGCTCCGGCGGGCTTTTTCTTTGCCCTGGGCGCGCATGCGGCCCCGGAGATCCCAAAAAGGCCAAAAGCCCGGCAGGGAGAACCCCGGCCCGACTGATCCGGCCGCCGCAGAAATTCCGGCGCTGTTGCCCGCCCGCGCGTGCTCCACCTCCGCCCGGATGACAGCGCCCACCAGAGGGGCCGGCCGGGAAAGGCCCGCTTTTCGCTGCTGCTGTCACCTGGACGGATTTTGGAGCATCGCCGTAAAGGCGTCTGTTTTGGCTTTTACGGCCTGTCTGTTTTCGGATGAGGATTTATTCGGTTTTCGGTCTGGAAGCCCGGGAAGGGCCGTTTCCGTCCGTCTTTTGGGCGCTGTGCTGGCTTTTCCAATCCTGCATGTGATTATACCGGCAGAAATAGAGCTTGACGCCCTGCACCTGGACGCGATAGCGATAATCGCGCCCGGGCCGGACCGACTGCCCGCAGACGGCGCAGAAGCGCAGACGGCGGCCCCTGCGTTCCTCTGCGCCCTGGAAGCCTGTCTCCCTGTCCGCGGCCAGGTTAAAGCCCCTGGAGATCCCGCCGCCGTATCTCACGCCTTACACCTCCCCGCGCTCCTGCATGTCCTGCCAACGGTCCATCACCCAGTCCGGCATATCGGACCCGGCCGCCGGCTGTGCCTCCTGGCCCAGCTCTTCCCGAAGCCAGTCCGGCATATCTGGGACGCTGGCCGGAGTGTATTCCCGCTCCGCGTCAAAATGCTGATGGCCGCCGTCCTTGATGCGCTCGTCCTCCCAGCGCTTGCCCCTGATCCAGGTCGCCGGCAGCGGAATGAAGCGCTCAGATTCCCGCCATTGCTGGCTGTTCTTCTGCTGCTGGATGGCCTGGAGCATCACCCCGACGGTCTTCGCGTCCGGCTTCAGCGCGTGGAATGCCTTCAAGGCGTCCTGCTTGCCCTGCTTCCGCGGGTAGGCGGCCCAGAAGGCATCAAACAGGCGTTCTTCTTCGGCCTTCTCCGCCTGTCTGGCCTGCCGGTCTTCACCGGCGCGCGCGCTGACCGCGGCAGCGGTCTTTTCTTTCCCTGCGATAGCAGGTTTCTTTTCTTCTTCGTCTTCTTCTTCGTCTTTGTCTTTGTCTTCTTCTTTGTCTTTGTCTTTATAGCTACGTTTGCTATCATTTGCTACGTTTGCTACAGTTTGCTTGCTTTTGCTACGGTTTGC